TTTAGACGTAAATACTCCCCTTCCCTTTTTTTTGAAAGAATGGTAACTGTCGCTTGGGAGGATTCAATTTTTTGCCAAGTTGCATGCAGTTTCTCTAAACATAAAAACCAAGAAGGTCCTTTGAGTTCGGAACAACCCGTATCACGAGAAGAATTGAAATTCGACTCAAGTGGAATACTACCAAAAGAAGCACAATTAGAAAATAGAAATAGAATATAAAGAAAAAGAAAAAGAAAACGTTTCATTTCTTTCTACTTTCCTTTTTTTTCAGAATCTAAAAAATCACAGGTGTTTTGAATTTCCTTGGGTATATGACTTGCATAACAGACTAGTTTAGAACGGTCCTTAGAATAATCTGCTGGAGATACTTTTTCAAAGTGTTCCTCGTTATGAGAAAGATGAATTTCAAGGTTATTGGTTTTAAAAAGGAAAGAAGAAGAACGAAAACTAATATTCTTGAAATCAGGAAGGATTTGTGTTTAGTGAGAAAGTTTTTAAAACGAATTAGATAATTTTTCGATGATGTAACCTCATAAAATTTTAATTTAAAAGATTACGTTTAGATGTTAGATTAAAAATGGATTAAGAGCTTCCACCTCCTCGCGCTTTAGAAATAAAATCACCCAAAGACCTTAAAATCTCACCCGATTTAAACCAGGACATGAGAACAATACCCGAGGTTAAAAAAAGACCGTGTACACTCACTCCTCCAAACCCTTCTGAAATTTTCTGATCCGGAAAAAATCTTAAAAGAAAAAGACCTAGAAGTAAAAAAAATAAACCTAAGAAAAAAGCCTGGTTAGATTTTCGAAAAGGGCTTTTTTTAACGATAACCGTATTTTCTAAACTCTTTTCTTCGTTTGAATCCTTATGTTTTTCTAAAATTTCTTTTGTTGTAAGTTTTTTTTTCATAAAAGTAGTTATATTAATAAATCCTTAACTGATTCTTGATTTAAAACCGCGTAACAAAATCCTTTGAAATTTTGATCCTTTTTCTTTTTTAATAGTGTTACTCCTTTAAAAATAGAAATGAGTTCTATCCACTCCGGATCATTCCAAGAAACTTTAGTCACAGTACAACCAAGAGAAGATACACCAACCAATTCACTATTTGAATTACGGGCGTGAATATTTAATCCTACCTGATCTAAAAAGATAGGGTCTAAATCGTTCCAAATATGATCGTTATTTTCATCTCTTCGAAAGTAAAAAGGAGAAGCTTGAACTAACGCATCATGACCCCTGTGATTCCCAAGTTTTACCAAATAAAGACCTTCTTCGGTTCGGGCTTCTCCTTTTGAAACTCCATATTTTAAAAGTGTTTCTTTAGAAACCTTTCCTGGGTCCATCGTAACTACCCTACTTCCCCAGGACATACCACCCGGAAAAATGTTAAAAAGTAGATCGTTAAAACGGTCAAAAGTGTTCTTGTTTAAAAAAACCTTATTATCTAAAACGCTAATACCACGGACACCGATCAAAATGTGATCTAAATTAAAATCGATTTTGTATTTAGAATTTTTAAATTTAGATTTGGTAAGTTCGATTAGCTTTAAAACAAATGTATCATATCGCACAAAAAAAATATAAAACTTAAAATAGAATATCGGGAAATAAAATTGTTACTTTAAGAATTGAAACTCTAATTAATTAACCTAAAGCACCAAAAGTGATTCCGGTGTAACGAATTTTACTTTTTTTCCACCAGTTGTTTAATTCGTTTGTAAGTTGTCTGATTCTTGCACCATAAATTGAGTTTTCAGCGCTCATCGAAGTTCCGATAGATTCACTAATAACACCTACGGATGTGGAATAGTTAGAGATTCCTCCGATGATACCTTCGCCATAGGAAGAAAGGACACTAATTAAAAAATATTTTAGAATTTGATCCTTTAATTCTCTGGGAACCCTCGATGCGTGATCATAACCAGTAGTATAGTCAACTTGATACGCACCTGGAAGATTTGAAATATTTTGATTTAAAAAACGATAACCTTGGATACCCGATTGAGTAGAAAAGCCGATATTACCCCAAGGCACTTTAGTATATACAGCTCTTAAAATACCAGTTTTGAATTGGATGTTTGCTTTTTCGGTTAAGTTTAAAATCGTAGAACCGTTATAAGGAAAGGTCAAAACCCATCTGTGTAATCTACAGATATTTTTTCTACGTAGTTTAAGAAAAAAATTATCACTTTTAGAAGGATCAAAGTCATAAGTATCATCCCACTCCGCATAGTCTTCTATTCTACCGTTTTTAGTTTCTAGGTCTATCCTACCCTTTTGACCCGGTAGAGGTCTTGCGCGAAAAAGCCTAGGATAAATATCCCAGTCAATTTCTTGACCAAATGCCAAAACGGTTTGATCCACCCAATTTTTAAGTTGAAAATCCTCTAGCTGAGTACCACGAGTTGTAAGAAGTGGTTCGTTTCCAATAAACATGATACGACGAAATTCATCTGGATGAATCAAACAACCCCAACCGGGAAGGGGTGAATTTGATTTTTCAAGTTCAGGATAGATCTTTGCACAAAGGTCGTGGTATTCGTAATCTTCTGACTGTTTGTTTAAATCCCCGTCAAAACCGTAAGTCATACTATATATATTGAATATAATAAATAGTTAAATATCGGAGAATATTTTTGATTTTGCGATTTGTAATTGTTCGATCGGTACAGAATAGGTTTTTCCGGAAGCAAGTTCACAGATAACGGTTTTTCCGTCTTTTGCGACTTCTTTGACCTTAGCAAGCATACCGCCGACGTTTACTTTATTTTTTGCGTAAACTCTCATGATCAGACCAGGTTTTGGAAGTTGCGGCCCGTTTCCGTAGGACTTTCTTTGTTCTCTTACTTCTTCCTCAAATTTTTTGTGGCGGATTTCTCTTTGTTTAACCTCTATCTTTTCTTTTTCTGAAATTTCTTTTTGATATGTGATTTTATTTCTGTCGTGTTTAGCTTGATCGATTTTTTTTTCACGAGGAGTCCTAATATCCTCGTTTGTCCTAGTATTTCGATAGGCCATGTAGTCGCCTGACTTACCATGAACGACTACCTTTTTTTTGACTAAAGAATTAGAATTACCAAACATAAATGTTAGTGAGACGTAAGACTAGAATTTATCCAAAAACCAGAAAACTCAATCACTCCGGAAAAACTAATCTCGTTTGCACATACCGGAATAAAAAACTGAATATCTCCATTTCCTTTCCTAGAATAATTTCTAAAATTAGGATCTGAGTTATTTCCTTTTACGTTCATCGTCCAGTTACCATTTGCGTGGATGGCTGTAATAAAATAGAGTTTATCAGTAGAATTTAAAACAGAATTCCCCGAAACGGTGAATTGGTTTTGAAACTGGAATCTATTAAGATCTTGTAGAGTGATCGATTTACGAGACACAAAACGAATATAAAACTAAAAATAAAATATCGGAAAAAAAATAATGAAACTTATTTAAGATAAAAATTAGGTTTTTTAAATTTCGTAAAATGATTTAAAACCCTATTTTAAATAATTTATAATAATTTAAAATTATTTTTCACCGATTCATAAATACCTGAATAAAAGTAAGGGTATGGAAAAAAAAGTAGGCCGACCTAGGGGAGATAATTATGAAAAAAATTTGGCGATACGTTTAAAATCGAATACAAACATACAACCTACAAAAGTAAACGAACACTTAATCCATTTAGCAAAATCATTTTTTAATCAGATCAATTCCGAACAAATAGAAGGTAGAAAACCAGTATACAACTATGATCAGTTAAATCAAATCCGTGACGGTGTGTTACTCAGACCATCCTGGAGAATACCTATCTCCCAATTAAGAAACGCAAGTTACGGCACAAGTCTAATCTCTGCAATCCATACGATAAGAATCGATGAGTTGAGTAAATTTGCAAAACTAAATAAAAACAAGGGGCTTTGGTTTAGAACAGAAAATGAAGACGACGAAATCACCGATGAAATTCAGGAAAAAATCAAAAAGTGTTCTCAGTATTTTGATAAAATGGGGGATTTAGTAGAAGGATGGATCAATCGGGATCATTTTTCATCGGTTTTTGAAATGATGATACGAGATACTCTAACCTTTGATAGTATCTCGTTTTATTTAGTGTATAATTCGTTAGGTAAACTCGTAGAAATTAAATACGTAGATCCTGCAACAATTTTCAGGGTGGAAAAAAATAAGGGATATAAGGGAGACAAAAGTATTTCTTTTGTACAAATCATTGATGATAGGGTCGTCGAAGTATTTAACGAAAATGAAATATTACTATTACATAAAAATCATATATCCGACGTATCCATGAGAGGATTTGGCTTTTCTCCTTTAGAAGCTTGTATCTTAGATTTAATCGGAGTAATCAGATCTTTAAAATTTAATCGGGATACGTTCACAAGACAACATCCCCCAGGCTTTATGTCATTTGTAGGGGATGCTACACAAGAAGTTATAGATTCAATTCAGTTACAATATAGAGAAATGATTTCTGGAATCGATGATTCACATACCATACCGATATTAGGAACGTCCGCCGGTGAAATCAAATGGACTCCATTAAATATTCCTAATGATATGGTATTCAAAGAACTCATGCAGTGGTGTGTATCTTTTGTAATCATGAGTCATGGAATGGATCAATCAGAATTAGGTCTAAGACTTACCGGTTCATCCTTATTTGGAGAATCTAATCAGGTGGAAAAAAGTAAGTTTTCTTTGAATAGATCTTGTTTTTCCTTACTAACATACTTCGAAATGAGTTTTAATAAAATCAGACAATTAAGAGAGGATTTTTCGGGGATCGTATGTGAGTTTGTAGGAACAGACCCAGAAGATGAAAAAGATCAGTTAGATAAAAACAAGGACGAAGTATCAAACTGGAAGTTAATCGATGAGTTACGAATAGAACAAGATAAACCTACAATCGCTCAAACCTTAGCCGATCTTTACGGAGTAAGCGAAGAAGAGTATAAAATGGCGGGTGCTGTAATTTTAAATCCTATTTTCCAACAAAATTTACAAATGATACAACAAACAGGACAAAATAATGAAGATCCTAATTTAGAATATTCTGATACAGAATTAGAGGAAGAAAAAGATCCGGATCTAGTATTTTAAAGATTGAGTTTCACTAAATTATTACAGGCCACTCCACCTACAGTCTGGAAATTACCGTATAACCACCAAGTTTCATTATCATGAAAAAATCCTCTTTGAACATAGGAAGTGTCGTTTCCAAGACCGTTTTGAGGATAAAAGGATTGAAGTTGCATAGAATTAGGATCAATACAAGCAATAGAAAGTCTAGACTCAAAATTTAAGGTGGAGAATTGACCTGCAAGATAAAGTTTATTATTTTTAGTTGCAAAACTCATCACATTCGGTTTCACAAAACTACCTCCGAACTGATTGGGATAAGAACTAAGAAGTTCACCCGTATTAACATTTAAACATGCAAAACCTAAACGACCATTTCCGGAAAATAAAGTGAAGATCCCTCCGATATAAAGAGTATTACCGATTTGGATCATATCTTTGACACCCGGATTTGCTCCTCCATAAATCTGATTAGAAGAACCCCAACTAGAAATCACATAGCCGGAACTAGAGTCCAGAGCCGCTATTTTTGGAATAGAATAACCACCTATCGAATTAAAATTACCACCTACGAATATTTTTGATAAATCTTTAGACATTAAAAGCCTATAGGGATAACCACCAACTATGTAATCCCTTGGATACCAAGGTAAAACGGTAAGGGTTATTACATCAAGTGCAGCTAACATATTTTTAGTAACTCCGCCGACTGAAGTAAAAGTTCCGCAAAGATAGAGAGTATTTCCATTAACACAAAAATCGAATACGTTAGGGGATACACCTCCAATTCCTCCACTTGGATACCAAGAAAGAAGGGTTCCCGTATTTGGGTCTATAGCGGCAATACCGTTTCTAAGAATTCCGTTAACAGATGTAAAACTTCCACCGATTACGAGCATATTGTTAACAAGGATCATAGAATTAATTCCAAAAACTCCACTTTGACCCTGAAAAAGAGAAAGAACAGAACCTGTTCTTGAGTCCAAAGCAGCTAAACCGTTTCTATTTACCCCTCCAATACTTGTAAAATTTCCTGCTACAAAAATTGTATTTTCGTATTTTATAATAGAGTAAATTTCACCGTTTGCGCCATTTAAAGGAAAACCTGGATCTACAATCGGTTTTAATTTCGGATTTTGAAAATGCGCAAACGGTAAAAACATCTAACCCATAGAAAGTAAACAGGATGAAAAGATATTACCACCCACTTTAATAAACGTATAGAAATCTTTTTTTAAAGCGGTAACCGTAGGTGTAGGTACTGTTGAATTTGGCCAATAAAAAGTACCACCCGACCAAATGATCGTATAGGAAGAACCGGTTGACTCTAAAATCACATTGACTACTTGGTTTTCCACTAAATTAGAAATAGTGAATGTTCCATTTCCTCCAGTGATTCTAAAAAGATTTGATAAGGAACAGTCTAACGTCCTATTCCCAGAAGGAAGTAGATTTGTATTTGGTGAATTCTGTCTTAGATACTCAACGGACTTCATGCCTGGAATACTTAAGAAAGAATTTATGTTCGTGATCCTATAACCAGAAGGTGATAAGGAATCAAATACAAAAAATTCGTTGTCAAGACCCGTAGAAATTGTAGTCCAATTCCCAAGTGAATCTTTTGTTAAAATCTGACCTTTTTGAATGAGTGTTTTTTCCAGGATATGTCCTGAATCAATTTCATTTTTTTGTCCCGTAAAACCTGTTTGAGAACCGACAAAAGAGTTTAGATTTGAATAGTTTGCGTTTTGGTTGACTATATTTAAAATAGAACCCGCTAAACCTGTAATCGTATTAGAATCTACATTACAAAGTCCTGATACTGCATAAAGTTGTAAAGAATTACCTCTCACTGAAATTACTGTCTTATTAGTTCCCTGGATAGAGGAGTTTTTTAAAATTACAGTTAAACTTCCAGAAACCAAATCAATACAACTTTCCAAGTTGGAAGTATATTCTAAAATAGAATCCGTAAGAGAGAGTGTATTTGTGTTTGTGTTATCAAAAATACGAGATGAAAATTTGAGACGAAGCCCTTTTATTTCCAAAGGAAAGCCTAAAAATTTAAAACCGGAAACAAAGTTTACCACTAAGTGAGATTGTTTTTTAAATCTTGGAAGTAAAATACATTCGTTTAGGTTTATAGAATCCACAGGAATTGTAATGGATTGAATAGAATCATCCAACTGTATGAATTTTAAACCTTTTGAATATTGAAGACTTGTAATTAGGTTTGTCCAATTGTTAAATACGTTTTGAGTGGGTGAGGATTCTCCAGGTCTAAAAATAAAAACGTTTTGTACCGGTCTTTGAGACGGTACCAAAATACCGTCACTTCCAAGAGTTACTAAACTTGTACCTTTTTCGCTTATGTTTAATTTAGTGGATAGTGTGGAGATTATGGAGTTTAATTCACTAGTACGAGTATTTGATTCTAAAGAAATTAAATTTTCTAAATAACTCTTAACGGAACTTTCTTTTAAAAAATCGTTTTTAAAGGATTTCATTTGTGTTCTACCCGAATTCTTACCGTTCGATTTGGATAAGAACTTCCAAATGAAAAGGAAATATTACCGTTATTATCATAATAAAAAGAAATCGGAGAATACCATTTACCTTGATTGTCCGTTGTCGTACCAAACACAGAAATGATTTTATTAACAAGACCCGTAGATAGATTACAATTTCCTAAATGATCGGTTAAAGTTTCAAAGTATGAGTCTTGAATGTGAGTTCCGGAATTTAAATACCCGACTCCAAAAACAATAGTCCCTATTTGAGAAATCATCTGATATACGTTTAAAAGATTAGATTCTAGATATAACCTTACTGAGTTTGCAGAAGGTGCAATTGAACTTTCCGTAAATTGAGGAAAATCAGAAACAATTCCGTTTGTAGAAGATAAATTTTGTGTGGAAGGTATATTTAAAAAATACCAACTTTCCTTTTCCTTGGAAAATACTAGTTCATAAGAGCCACCGTCTAAATCCAGTTGCCAGTCTTCTTCTAAATTCTCTATTTTTTTAGTATTTCTATTTAATGTGATCGGATGTGTACCCGCTTGATTGGATACATCCAGGATTCCTATAACAATTGCATCCTCTGGATTCATTGGTAAAATAACGTTAAAACTTCCACCTGAAACGTCACACAATACACGTTCGTATTTTGATGCGGTATAGTGTGTTGTTATAATGTTTGAGTTTTTTAAAGAACCGAAGTTTGTTTTCCAACTTCCATCACCTGATAAAAACTTTTCTCTGTCTGTAATTAGAGGAATAGGAACCAATCCCTTTTTACCGTTAGATTCTAAAGTTGCACCCTCAAATGTTTCGTCTAACGCAATTGTTCCGGAACTGTCTGGTAGAATATAATTTCTAATTTGACTGGAGATACTTTTTAAAACGTTTTTAAACCTTCCTTGATCGGAAAATATCTCAATTTCACCATCTTGATTTAATCCTGGATAACCACCTGAAATATTTTTTTCGTTTTTTAATTGGTATTGTGGATGATCGTTAAAGCTAAGTCCGATTAGTTCGCAATGAAGATTCGTTCTTGCTGTGGTTTTTAGCCATCTTCCAGGTTGTGAAGGGTTTAAGTCATTTGGAAGAATTGTTCTTAGAATGTCTATTCCATCCGGAACTACAGCCAAGGAGTCTTGGTCAAATTGATAGAATGTAAGTTCATCTTCTACATGTCTAATTTGTTTGTCTTTTCTGTCGTTTTGGGGAATTTTTTGAAGTTCTTCTAAATTTTGAACTGGAGTATTCCAATTTGTTAATACTTCTTTTTTAACCCATTCTAAATTTACAGCGTCATTTCCTTCAGCTGGGGACGCGGTTTTTAAATTGGTAAGTCCTGAATTATCCGGAAGTCTTACCTCAATTCCGTTAGAAACCGCTTTTAAAATTGGTCCATTTTTACCTAAAAGAACAAAAGAACCAATTCCTTTTAATAAAAACTGAAATAGAGGTTTCAACCTAGATAAACTTCGACTAAAATTTGATTCGTGTCATAGGGGGTTGCCACTCTTAAAGAATTTAGTCCACCGCTCCAAGTGATAAACCCTTGGGGTAAAATGTGGTTTTGGTTGGAACCATTTGTACGGATTACAATTGGAGCCGGGTCCCCTCTTCTAACTCCTACAGCTGTGTCATCTGTAAGATATGTAGCAAGTATTAAAACATATTTAAATGTAATCCCGGAAGGAATCGGGATTTGAACTAGGTTGTCAGTTTGTCTGATTGCTTTTGTTAATTTCTGAGGTTGTTGCACCTGGTGTTCAATTTCAAAATCTTCTACTTCTCTTTCTATTGATACGCCGTTTCTCTGAAATAATTGAAAAAATATTCTATGGATTTCCATAGAATTCAATTTAACGAATATCTTAAATATCGGTTTAACTATTTTGTTCTAATTAGCATTCCGTTTCCGGAAGTCAAAGAAACCAATTTAGAAATTGAATTTACCAAAGGGGTAACCAATTCACATAACGTAGTGATTCCTTCCCCGATTGTATTGATCGATCCGGATACTACCGGTATGAGTTTTGATTCTATAGCCGATACCGAACGGGTAAGTCCAAGCATTATATCTTTATTTTCTTTAAATATTTCGATCATAGCAGTATTGAGTTTGTAACCTACTTCAGCGGCTTCGGCCCCTATGTCGGTTGCAAAAGTCTCTTTTTTTCTATTATCTAATTCTAATCCTTTGTTGTAACCCGCATGAATCGAACTATGATCTTTACTAAAACCTTCATAACCGAATTTTAAAGAACTCATCTCGCTAAAACTTCCACCTTCCATTTTGTGAATAAGTCCTCTTGTATTCGAATCAAGACCTGACATTGCTCGAGACATATATCTTCCTGGATTTAGTTCTGAATCTCGAATTGATTTTAAAAGATCCCCTCCATTTGCTTTGAGTGACTCACTCATCGAAAGTGCACCGAAAATTCCACCTCCAAACACACCATTTCTACCCTTATTCGAAAGTTCTTCCGCTAAGCTCATTCTTCTTGAGGGGTCAATTTGTGTTGAGTCCGTTCTTTTGATACCAGCTGCAAAATTTGAATAGTCTGAAATATCTCCTGAAAATCCTTTATTTCTTAGGTTCTCTGCAATAGATGCAAGTTTTGTAATGTATTCGGATTGTCTAAGTCCGTTAAATCCGGAAGCTTTCGCACCACCTCTTAAATATCCTAAATCCGCATTTTTAGAATCCTTACGGATCGTTTCTAATTCTTTTACCACTTCTGTGATTCCTTTTCCTTGAGAAGCCGCAAACTGAAGTAGATTCGATTCTAGTAAATTACCTTTTTTAAATATATCTTCCCCCGTTATTCTTCCCTTTACTACATTTGCTTGTGCAAGTTCCGAATTCGAAAAATACCCTCCTCCCCCACCTACATATTTGCCTGTCGCACCGATTGTCTGACTCTGTGACTGCATAGCACTATGATACTGTTCACCGATGGAAGAAATTGTTTTTAATACCCCACCCGCAACAGCAAACACAGCCCCTATATAGGGTAAAACTGCACCTAGCTTAGAGTAATTGTCTCCTTTTACTTCATCCCCTCCAGGTGCTTCTTTTCCACCCCCGATTCCTGGAAAGTTACCCGCTTGAATCGTTGCGTTTTGAATTTTTATTTCTGATTTTTGGATTTGGAATTGTTTGACTGAATCTTGTTTGAATAGAGTTTCCGAGCTTTCACTTTCTTCATCTCCTTTCTTTTTCTTTCTTTTATTGAATAGATCCTTTGCGGCTGAAACTTTTTTATCTAACGTATTAAAAAAACCACCGTGTCCCGTTTCGTCTAAGTCAGATCCGTCTGCACCTATTTTTGAAGCATACGCACTTCCTCCAGCGTACTTAGATGCTGATTCTAAATTATATTTTTGCCTATTATTTTTGGTACTTTTAGATCCACCTTCGTTTTTGTCGTCTTTGCCTTTTCCAAACTTACCCAAAAATGAGAACGTTTTTTTAGCTTTTTTGGATACTCGTTCAAATTCTTTTTCTACGTCCTTAAAATCAGCACTAGCATGAACTTTAATTTCTAATGATTCTGAACTCAAAGATCCAACTCTTTATCAATTTTTTCTAATATTTCTTTTCTTTTTTGTTCCCCTTGTAGTTTAAGCATTTCTTTTGTATACCCTGCCTCTTCTTCCAGGATAGACGAAAGATTCGGGCTTATATTCGTTAGGAACTCTTCCGGTTTCATTCTCTCCACCTGTATTTTCTGGGATTTTAGTTTTAACTTTTGTTGTAGGTTCTGAAAGTCTATCCTCGACATTGCTTCCAGTATGAACTGTTTCTGTTGTGGAAATAGATTCCCTAGATGTGTCACCCCTTTCGGTAGAATGTGAAATTCCTTCATTAGATACAGATCTAGGATGTTCTTTTCGTCGGATAGAGATTCTATCGTCCCTATTTTTTTTTAACTCACTTAAAAATGAGTCCTCTTTCTTTTTATATTCTTTAAAAAGTTTTAGTACAAACTCCTTGTCCCGTATCTTTTCAAATGATTCTATCTCTAATGGAAATTCCTCCGGTATTTTTCTAATTACGTGGTTGAGCGTTGTAATTGCGAAAATATAACCATACGTTGAATTTGGAATCGATTCTAAAGATGCTCCACCCAGTCTTTTAGCGACGGCTATGTCTATATCCAGTTCTAAACTTGGATCTGCAATGTCTGATTCAAATGTGTAACTAATTCCTTCGTATCTTACGTTTAAAAATACTCTTTTGTTCGGTTCTAATATTCTCATATATGAGAATAATCTAATAGATTTTTATATCGGAAGTTTAATTATTTTAAACCAAACAAAAGAAAAGGACCGGGATTTAAAAGTGAGAAAAATCCTAACTTTTATCTTTGACACGACAACAACTACGACGATAATACTAATATATCACCCCTATGGTAACGCGTAGGGCGCGGGGCTATCTCGTAAGAGGTAGCCCTTGCTTTATTATAACTCTTATGCGAACTTAATATTCCATTTTTCTAATTAAATGCTTCCATAGGTTCCCAGTCCACCAGTTCGAATTCTATCTCTCTTCCACTCATTTCGTTATTTGAAATACTAAACCCTTCTGTGTTAACTCCACCCGTAAGCATACCTACCCTTTTACTGCTTCTTTTTTCAATGATGAGTATATCGTAAAGATCGTCCGCGTGTTCGTCGTTATACGTATCTATTTTGACTACACCTTCTACGGGCAAGGTGAGGATATGAAATTCACCCGATGCGGTTCCATTCCATTCTAAACTTTTTACACCTTTTGGTTTTCTATTTCCGATTGCTTTAATTCTACCTTGGTTGTTATTGATACTGACTCGAATCGATTTCATAAAACCGACTGTAAGACCGTTGATTTTAACGATTGCGTCATTCCCAGTTAAAACCTTAGGATTGGGTCTTGAACTTTTAGCCATATTCTAAACCTCACTCTTTGCGCCACGTACGACGTCTAAGTTCAAAAGGAAGAACATATAGTTGATCGGAGTTACAATCTTACCGTCAGGAAAAATAAAATAGATAACGTCACCGTCTCGACGGATTTCAAAGTTTTCATCAAACGCACCTTCACCTGTATATATATTTCTAGTCAGCCATCCATATTGCCTTATATATACATTACGAATTCTTTGTATTACAGCCGTACGTATATCCGCATCCGTAAGACTTGTTCCGAGAGCATCCGGATCTGTGGGCACTTCGCCCGTAAAGGTTACGTTTAACCATTCTCTTAAATCCTTAACTAACGCCAAAGCGGTGCATACGGTAGAAGCCTGATTTCTGATTAAATTTTGAGACTGATAGGTTGTGAGTCCAAACTCTATCTTAAAAGGACCTGCATTCGGTTTTTTGGTGATTACAAGTCCACCCGCGCGTAATACCTTTTTAATCTGTGTTTTGGTTAAAATTTCAGGAGCGTCAACTATATTCAAATCTTTGAATGTTGCTGTTTCTCTTACGTTTGAGGAAGCTTTGATTGCGTTGTGTAAGACCGCAATCATCCAACCAGGATAAGTTCTTAAATTGATTCGGTCGGCTTTGTATCTGATAAGCGGTGAAAACCCCGCCACCATATATTCCGAGTTTAAAGACTTTATATCCTCTATTCTTTCTTCAATTGACTTTTCAAGGTCAAGTCCAGCACCACCGAACCTTTCATCCGATCCTTCGGCTGAATTTCCGTTTGAAAGTTTATCCGCTAAATAAAGTCTTACCGGTTCTAAAGAAGTACATACGTTTACATAAAATCCTTTGGCTGCTTCTGTTTCAAATACGGTATCAATCGCATCTAAATAGTTTTTAGTCGTTGCCGCTCCAGTGACTCCACCTGACAAATACACAAAACCGGATAAATCAGAGAGAGGTTTTTTTTCTTGGGATATGATTTCTAAAAGCCCGCTTGAATTAAAAAATGACTCTTGTCTAAAGAGTAAGGACTTTAAAGTCTGAGAAGTAGATTTTACATCTAAGTTTTCTGAGATTAGTATATGATCGAGCGTATTTGTTTTTCGGTCTGGCTGTGAAAGTAATACAGAAGTATACCCGATCTGACTGGAGATATAGGAAACTAATTCCGATAGAGTCTCATAACTTTTTATATCAACCACTAAATCTTTACTTAAGTCAGTTGAGGCCGTCCCCGATAGAGTAACTTTTAATACATCTCCGTCAAAAGTTAAAGTTGCATTAGTTGCGTTCCCAGTGTATTGAATTCTAAGGTCGTTTGCCTCTAGGGATTGAGACGTTAAAATGTTTTCGTTGTCGGCTACTTGTAGTATGGTTCCGTTATTTGAGACCCTAAACCGCAACTGATTACCTTTTGGTCCTGGTATTATTGCTTTTACAGTATTTGTAATTCCTAATGTAGTTGTTGGAACTACTGCACTTGCGGACTGATTTTGTGATACGTTTAGTGCTTTGATCGTTTGTGGACCGTTTGCAAACCTGGAATCTTTAGAAGGTGAAAACGCACAAACCACAGCATCGGCTAAGTCCCCCGATCCTAGAATTTGTCTTGCTTCGTCTGGTCCTCCAAACTCTAAAACTCTTTTATTGAGTGGTAGTGATTGATTGTTTGTATAGGGTCCGTTGTCGCTAGGTCCTATGAGTATTAGAGTATTAAAATCAGGTGATATTCCCGCACTTTGTGGTTTTGTTCTAAATGCACCTCTTGAACCTGGTTGGATGTATCCGCGTCCTAAAAATTCTACTTCACGAGTTCCCACTTACGGCCTCCCAAACCGCTTCTAAGGAAGGGTTTGAAATTGCCTTTAGTTCTCTTTTAAAGTAATCTCTAAAACGTGGAGAGATGATTTTACCTAATTCTTTTTCTTTTCTGGATAGAAATTCATCGGGTGTTTCTTTTTTATTTGAGTTGTTTTTTGATTCCTTACCTTTACTTTGTTCTGGCTCCATGTATTATATAACCTGTATCAAGTATTCATGTTTTTAAACTGACTTCTACTTTTTGACAAATATAGATCGAACTCCTTAGTATCGGGAAAAAGGAATTTTGGTTTTGTCCTAAATATTGATTTTGTTTGTACGATTTTAACTTTGATTTCAAATCCCCAGAAAGGTTCTGCAAAATCGTTTGTAGTTAAGTTTGGTTCTGTGTCTTCGGGTAAAAATACGGTTACACCTGGATACAAAACTGGTAAGTCGTTTGTCATGAGTAGTGTTAAGGCTAACGAAGAGTCATAAATAAACTTATTTGAATTTCTTCCGCTTGCACCGGAAGAAAATCCGGTGATGATTACATCTGATTCACAGTTAAATTGAAATTGCTGAAAGTATTGGTTACGTGAGAATTCATCTAAAAAAGATTTTGTCGGGAGTCTTCTTGATTCAGGAGACTGGGAAATCTCAGTAAGATAGTTTAAAAACTGTACTGAGTTTTTGAAGTGGTGTTCATTTAATCCCAAAACTTGAGTGTGTCTTTCGGTTGCACATTCAATTCCGATTTTAGGAAATTTAGTGTTTGGTCCTTTACTTGAAATACCTTCTTGGAATAATGGATGACCGTGAATTATTGGTATGTTTAGATTTCTTTCTTCTAATCCTGTTAAAGTGATATTATTCCTAAAATAGTCTACGACAACATCTTCCGGGGGTGCGGGGTATGTTATGAATACGGCTCCTCTATCCTGACCGTCTTGTCTTCTTACTTCTTCTTCCTTTAAACTTATATCCATTTAAAGGAAATTTATTTTATTTTTAATTTATCGGTTTAATAATTTTGAATAGAGTAAATCTATATTTTGATTCTTAGAAAGAGAAAAGTTAAATCACTCCATAGTCTTTCAATTCTTGCTCGGTAAGTCCAGTAATCTTTAATACATATTCTAAACTAGCGCCATCTAATAGCATATTTCTGGCAGTTTTGATTTTAGATTTGAAATAACCTTTATAAAAACCTTTAATGTAATCTTCGATATATATGAAACTATAGCCTTTTTTTTCTAGTTCTCGAACAATCTTTTCCAAGTCTTCGGACACAATCATAAAAGACCGTGGTCTTTTAACTCTTGCTCGGTAAGTCCAGTAATCTTTAATACATATTCTAAACTAGCGCCATCTAATAGCATATTTCTGGCAGTTTTGATTAATCCTTTAATTTCACCTTCTTTTCTTAATTTTTCGGCTGTTGTCATGGTTAAATCCTCGTAATCTCTATTAAACCTAGAATGACTGAGTAAACTTGTAATTTCAGTCGGCTCAAGCTCTCTTACATTAAATATATACAAAAACAGTTTTTGAAAAATTTCAACCCTTTTCGATTCGTTTTTTAGACCTGTTAAAAGTTCAAATACTTCTCCTAAATGATTTAAAAATGAGGTATCCCCTTCCCAAATTCTTTGGACTACTCCTAAAATGACTCTTAGGGTGATACTTTCTAATCGGCTTAGATCCACTTTTGACAAATCAAATAATTCTAATTCAAAATTTGGAATGTATTTCTTAAATACTTCCTCTTCATTTTTAGAGAGTATAAACCTGTTTTGAAAACTATTTCCTAAAGTCCAAGTCCTTTCACCGTGATAGAACACAAAAGGTATCACGACTGAGTATTTTTTATCCACCCTATATTGAGATTTGTAGATTGCGGATATATATCCTAATAGTTGGCTAAAGATGGAATCGTCTAAATAACTTTTGTGTTCGAATAGTAGATAGATGTTTGCTTTTTTCCCTGATTTCAGTGGGATTTGAAAGAGTAAATCGGTTTGTTCTTCTTTTAAGTTTTCAGAGATGAAACTAGATTGTGTTAGTTCTAAACGTTTTAAGTCTAATAGTTCGATTACTTTTTCGGGTAAACTATTTTTAAAAAAGGAAATCGCATCCTCTTTGTTCTGTAAAGTTTCCCGGATTAAACGGTCATGAGGGTTTGTCATATCAGACATGGTATTTTAAAAATTGAATATTACTTCTAATTGTAAAGATTCATTTTCTTTTTTTACTGAGTAGTTCTTTGATTAAATCCTTCGTATCCAAGGCGACCGCTTTTTTTAACTGTTTAGATTTAATTGCCTTTTTAACGTCTTCTTTAACTCCACTAAAAACTTTTTGCGCTGGGATTGCTGCTTGAAAAAAATCTCTACTTCTTTCGTTGACTACTACAAACTTTACAAGTGATCTTTGTACAGTTCCGTTTTTATAGGTTTGCTCTCGTAGAAATACATTCCCTTGTCTTGTCATACCTGGGTCTTGTCTATATTTGTATTTGTTTCTTGTGACTAGTTGACCGTGTGCGTTTTCTTCCTTAAAACTTCCCGTTTTAATAATTACGGAGTTGATCGAATTTTTTTTAAAAGATAAAGGAGTACCGTCCTCGTTTTTTGTTATGGGAACGATAACATAAGGTCCATTTTTTCCCATACGTGCCCGACTCCCTCCCAGTAAAGCCGGTCTCATATCATACCTAGGTCTTCCTTTTTCAATCACCGCCATATAGTTATACCTACCTTTGTTAGGATGAAAGACCCTGTATCCTCCCGGAATTTCTTTGATTAAAATCCCTCCTCCACCTCCCGACTTATTGGACATTGCCATTTTACCCCACCAAGAAGGTTTTGCGGATAATACGTTATGTGACCATGAGTCTTTTGCAGCTAATGCAATTTTCTCTAATATCGTTTTCGTTCTTGGAAATTTTCCTTGTTTGTAAAGAGATTCGTAATTCATAAAAAAGAAGGGTGTATAACCACCCCGTTTAAAAAAATAAAATATTATAATTATTCAATATATTCTAAAGTCTTACAGGCACGTTTGTAAAAACATGAAACTTTTCAGGAGCTAACTCTTGTAATACGCTATACCCTTCCACGATTCCAAGTCTTGTTCTTAAAGCACCTCCCGCTCCATACGGAAAGAGTGTTTTTGTATAGGGTAGTAGTTCAGACAAAATTAAGGTTCTTGTTTCATCGCTGGAAGATTTTGCGTTAAAGTCCCCCAAAACCATAATCGTTGTGCCAGGTAAATCTTCGTTTAGGTCTTGAACGATTGTTGTAGAACCTACTAAATTTTTCTCAACGGTTTTCATATAGAGAATCAAATTCGAATTAGGTGTAGTCTCTCTAAAAATAACATAACGCGTTTCTCTGATTCCACCAACTCCCGGGGTTATACTTAATTCAGCTGCCCCACCGTTAGGAATCGATACGTTTTCAATATTTGAAGGACCTGAAAAATGTCTTAAATTACCAGCACAAACCCGATAACCGTATTCCCCTACATAAGAACCGGTGAATAAAGAATTTGGAACAGAAGGAATCACAGAAATTGTAAAGTTAGGTGTGGGAGGAGCTTCTGTATCACTTGTAGGTCCTTCTACCCTGTTACCGTTTTGGTCGTAACGCATAGGGACACCCCACTCGTGACTATCCATCCAAATATCATCGTCAAATTGTATAAAATTATTTTTGGAATTGGAATCAATCACTCCGTATACGTTATTCGATAATGATACATTTCCAGGAGAATAACTGTTATTTTGAATCACCATTCCAGAACCGCTACGGTCAAATGTTTGATCATATAAGGCTTTTGTAGAGGGGTGCATTTTTGCGAAATTTGTAAGTCCAAAATATCTAGTGCGAATCCTTGACGTAATGTATTTCATTTGATCGATTGAAGGCAAAGAACCTCTACAATCCGTAAAAAATTCGTTTCCTAAATTCTGTGCTGTGGTCTTAAAACCGTCTTGTTCGTTTTTATTGTGTTTTTTATTTCCAAACCAGATACGCCTCATCTGGTTTTCCATTCCACGTCTTAATGCTGCGTTTGACTGAATCAGTTCCGGGTCGTTTATATTTTGTACCGTATCTACAACTTTGTTAAAAGAAAATCCTTCCGCACTGTAGTTTACTTCGTTGTACATCCTTTCCATTTGTGCGTCTCTGAATGTAGGCTCGTCGGATTGTCCGATATTTGATGTATGATACCACCCACCTCCATGTGACCTATACCGGTTATATTCCGCTAAAGTTTGTGTGATTTTTCTTTTTGGAACTTCGTTAAAAAATTTAAAATCCTTGTCCGTTGACGCAAGTGCCACAAAAACTTTATCTAAGGATTGCATGGAAAGTGTGGCACCAGATGAATTAAAATCTACAAATGGAGAAGTTCCGTTTTGTGCTGTGTTTGCCTCAAAACCCTTTTGAATCTCAATCAATTGGTCTAAAGAATAGGGTCCAGTCATATTAAATTTTCCTTATTTTCGTTCAAAAACTTTTCCGCTCTCTCGGATAGTTTGTATGTAGCTTCAAAAAATGAAATATCCTCAATTTGACATTTACCTTGTTCGATTCCTTTTATGATTGCGTTTGATATTTTTTCCTTATCATTTTTGCCAAACTGTAGATTTGATTTTTGGTAATTTGTTAAAACTAAATTTTTATTTTCTTCTTTTTCTTTTGTAAAATTACCTACTTGCGACTTTAAGGTTAAAAACTCCGATTTAAGTTTAGAATTCTCTTCCGATTTTTCCAAAAGATATTCAATAGCTTCTGCAAGTGTTTCTTGACCTGCTTTTAAAATTTCAAATGTGTCTTTAATTTCTTTGGATAATAGTTCAGATTTTTGAACATTTTCTTTTTCTTGATCATTTGATTTTTGGGTTTTTTCTTCTGAATTTTTAAAATAAGAATCCACCGTATCTTGTGCAAAAACGTTTGCTTGCGCATCTTCTAATCCTTGAGACCTTGCCCATTCTGCTATTTTTTCTATTTCGGGAAGAAGACTTCCACCTTCTAATAGATTTGATATATCTGAGTTTAATTTTTCCAGATTCGGTTTTTGTTCCGTTATATCCGATTTTGATATATTATTACTTTCTGTTACTTTTTCTTTGAGTCTTAATATTGCGCTTTTAAGCATATATATCCCCGTTCAGTTTTAAAAACAATAGATCTGATAACGTCTCTAACTCCTCTCCTTCTAGGAGATATTCCTCGGATAGAATGGATTTAAGGACAATAGATCCAAAATTCTTTTCTTTATTTTTAAACCGACTTGAAATATCGGAGAATATGGTTTTTAAAAATCTTTCTTGAATATTCGGGTCTAGTTCTATGATTTTGGTAAAAAACTGTAGTTTTCTTTCCATTTTTAGGATTCTTTCTTCAATTTCTTCATTAGGCTTTTGTAATTGGTTTTCTAACTCTTCGATTTTGGGACTGGTTTCTTTCTCTAGATCCTTTAAAAAAACGGCTCCTTTTAATAGTTGTACGGACGTATTTGGGTTATACACCTCTTGTAAAGGTGCAATCGCACATTTTTTCAATTTGATTTTACGGATTTTATTTCCTTGTTTGTCGATAGGTCTTGCGTATCCGGATACGGAAGCACCCCACCCATGAAAACCCGCCTGGAGTCCCTTTCTAATTTCTTCTACAAAAGTATTTTCTGGAAATAAGTTTCCTAAAATATAGAGCCCTTCGTCTTTAATTTGTAAATATGTAGGAAAATCGTCTTTGTATCCGATTTGTTCGGCTCCTCCAATGATTGCTATAACTTTAGATTTTTGTAATTCTACTAATCTAGACGCGATCATTTGGTTTTGAGATTTAAGTAGAGAAATTTCTTTATCAATTATATCTGTTAAATGGTTATAATCAAAATAACCCTCGTTTAAAAATTCCTTACGCATCAAGGGGTCTTGGTATGCGGACTTGAGAATGATTTCACCTTGTTTGTCTTCTTCTTCGGTGGATGCTTTGACTAAAATTTTAATCGCACCGCTTCGTTCTTCCGGGTTTGCTTTTAGTATTTGAAAAGGATGTAAAAAGACTGTCTCCATAAAGAAGACTCTAAACGGTTTAGGAACGTATCGGAAAAAAAAGACTAAAATTTATTTATATTCACCTAGTAAAAAACGAATTAGTATCTTAAAGTAACTACACTGATATATAATAAAAAAATAACCGGATGGATGGATTTTTAAACTCTTTATGATTCTTGCAATAGAACCCATTAAAAACCAGTTTCCAGAAATATAATAACCTTTTACGGGAAATCCCATATAGAACAAGTTATATATGACTCCTTCTTCTATTTTTAATTCTGGGTTCATAACATATTTTAAGACGTTTGAACTTTTTATTTTTTTCAAAGTTTTGTTTCAATTATGAAACATATTCCCTTTTTATGGATGAATTTTTAAAACTTAAGATTTCGTTTTCTATTTGAAAGTGTGACTTACTTTAGATAAATTGTAATTTCCATCTAACTCTACTATATTAGTAGAGTTTTCTAACAACTTAAACTGTGGTTTTTGGACTTTTATTGTCTGAAAGCCTTTTTTTTATCTTTAAGATGAAGTGACCAAATACACCTTCAATCTTCCCTTTGTAGTTCCTTTTGGATTCCAGTAGACTTTTGCTTGTGTAGTAGAATTAACAAGGTCATAACACTCAACTAGATACATTCCTTCTATCGACAAATCTAAATATATAGAATCCATCCAAATTTCGGGTGAAATAGTATTTCCAATTGTTAGAATGGGTTGGTCGTTAAATGCAATTTCTATTCTTACGACTATTTTGTTTACGATTGTATTTTGTTGTAAAATTTCGCCTAGGTTGTACGTTCCTAGAGGACTTGAGAAATCCAATTCTACTTGTGAGAGTTTTAAATTTTTGATCTTATTTTCAGAAGGGATTTCATCGTATGAAAATGGACCTAAAAAAGCAGGCATACTAAAAATATAATCGATTCTAAATGTATCGGATATTTTGTTTTTTACTTTTTAACTTCGGATTTAAAATCTAGATTCGGTCCCCATTTAAAAGAAATCGTTGTATTAGCCCGTGCTTGACCCGGATTAAAATCATCCACTACGTCCGTTATATATCCAAATTTAGAAATTTCTTCTAAATTGAATGGATATTTTTTTAGAGGATCAAAACCGATCTGAAATGGCATTCCAGGTCTTATAGGAATAAACGGAATTTCAAAACTACCGTTTGTTATTTTTAATTCCTCTAAATCACAAAAAATAGAAAATAATAAATCCCTAATACTAGAAAGTTCTGATTTGTAATTTTCTTTACTCGACTGTCTTAGATTCTCTTCCCTAAAGATAAGTCCCGGTATTTTAACATGTAAAAGTTTTGGTCCGAAAATGGATCTGATTCTATCCTCATATTTTGGTTCTGATAGTACAGTTCCAAATGCTTGAAACGTGTTTTGGATTACATGTACCCCAGATACTACATTTTCTTCACTTTCTTCAATTCTATAGTTTTTTATATCCTCTAAATCGAAACTATATACAGCATCAAGTCCTAAACTTTCAAGATCCCTGTATTTACCATCCGTTCCAAACATATAAAAAGGAGTAGGACGAAAGATGACTTTTGATTCCATTCTTCCTACGTCATACGTTTGTAAGTTGTTGGATGCTATTTCACCGAATTTTATACCCTGTCCGAATACTCCCTCTATATCAAAACTTTCTAATGGATCTACAAATAGTTCGTAAAGTGGTTCACAGAGATAGGATCTAAGTATCTCCCAAAAATTTACATACTGTCCGATTGTAAAACTGGACAGTACTTGGGACTCGTATACGAACTGTTCTGTGTATGCTCGTTGTGGAAGTAGGATAGATAGTAAGGCGTTTGGATCTTCGTTGACTGTTGTCGGTTTTAAAATGTTATGATCACAATACCTAGATACGTTTAAAAGATTACAAAAAAATTCATCCCAAAAGTTTTTGATTAAATCACTAAGTTGTCCTTGTAAAAATACTTTTGCAGCACTTGTAATCACTCCTGTATATGATTCTTGTGTTCTTGTTCCCGGCCTCCCCTCTACTCTTTGGTAGTCTATAAAAAAGTCTGTGTCTATTAGAATCGATTCTAAACTAGTGATATGTACAGATACAAATGACTTACCTTCAGGAGACAATTCTTTTGATACTGTCTTAATCTTTCCTGAGTTTAATTTTTTAAATCCGTTTGTTTCTATTTTACCATTTGAATTATCATAGTAGAGTAAAACAATACTCCTTACCCGAAAGACTTCCTTAAAACTTTTAGTTTCAAACGTTTTGATCTGGGAAAGTGGAAGTGCTTCGTCCTCTCCTACTTGTACGATATAGTTATCTTGCAATGGAATAGTAAGTGTGATTCCACCTCTTCCGGGACTTAAAGACCTCTGTGACCTTATATGAGTTACATATTCCACCGGAAAAAAAAGATTCTCAGAAGAACCTGGAAGTCTGATTTCAATTGAAAACCGTCTAGGTGGAATAGAAATATCGGTTCTTTTGGATATAGAAAATTTCTCCATAACAGAAACATAATTTAGTTATGCTATATCGGTGGAGAAGTTTTTGAAGTTGGTAATGGACCTGGGTTATATCCATGACCGTGCTGGTTAAATGATTTTTTATTTGAGATTATATCTTTTTCAGACTCTATTGTTCCGCTTGAGGAAATATTTCCTTCCACTTCTAAATTCCCTGTGATTTTAGTATTTGCGGTTATTTCTAAATCGTTTAGATTGATCTTTGCTTTAGAATTAGAAAAATCGATTTCTAAGATAATCGTTTGTTCTGAATTATATACCTCTATCTTATTTGTAGTTTGTCTTGTTAAATAACCGGACTCGTGAAAGTCGATTACATCTGTTTCGGGATTTAGAAAAGGATACTTTCTTACAAATTCTAAAATATTTCCAAAATCGGAATCTTTTGTCGGAAACGGAAATACTTTTGTAACTACCGGACTTCTAAACGATCCTCCTATGAACTCAACTAAAACGAGTTGATTTTTTTTGATTCCAAATGCTCTTCCGTGTGCTTTTCCATCCGGATATAAAAAGGGGCCTAAAGTTCTTACCTTTAAAAAAATCTCTCCAAAAGTAGTCATTACGTTCACCCGAAAACGAGGTAGTATTTCAGTTACGGTTGCAAACACGCAAGGTGTAATCTTAGAATCTTTTGAATGTGGTTTTTCTTCAAATTCAAACGTGTCGTTTGTAAAGTTTCCCCTCATAAAAATAGTATATAACTCGTTCCGGTTATCGATACCAGTTTTATGTTAAAATAATACGTATCCTTTTCTTGTGTGGTATTTAAGAGTGTGGCGTTTTTTATTCTAGGATCTGATCTAAATTGACTTAATAGATTTTGAATGTGTTTCTTTTTTAAAGTTTCGTCTAAAATTTCACCGGGTATAATCGGATTACCAAGGGTTTTGTCTGAAACATAAGATCCTTCTACTATGTCGATTATATCTAATTTTTCATTGATTAAAGCCTCGTCTCCCTCGATCAAGGCTAGGTCCCCCGTAGGTGAAATTTCAATTCCTCTATTTTCGTTTAGTTTTAGGTCACATCCTATCAGTGTTACTTCTAATTCTTTTGGGGTGGGGTTATCCGGTAAGGTTGTAAATATATTCGTATTTTTTCCAAATGGGATTTTAATCGCTTTTTTTTCCAAATTTAAAGTGTCTTTACTCGTATTAAATCCAGCTAATGCTTGACTTAAACTTTTATCACCTAAAGTTTTTTCTGCTACGTTTTCCCAATTATCTCCAGGACTTACTTGATAGATTTTATATTCGTTATCAATTCCAGCGGTGTTTAATGAAGCTTTTATCTCTATTAATATCTCTTTTATCGTATTCGTATATCTATACACGTCGTTATCAATCCAATCACTTAAATCCGCGTTGGGTTGTAAGGACATCGCTTCGATTGATCCAGAAGAATCCACAGGAATTAAAACTTGTGCAATCGAACTTACTAAGGAATTGGAGTCATTGATTGCAGTATCTAGGTTTTGTCTAAATTCAGCTTCATGACTTGCAGATTTTTTAGACTTAATCTCTATTTTTTCTAATATTTCATCTTCGTTTAGTCCCCTTTTTTTGGTTTTGATTCCTAATTCGTTTTTAGAGTTTTCGAATGTTTTTCTTGCTAGTTTACCTTGGTAGTTAAATTGATCCTTCATCCTAGGCCAAGAAGTAAGAACCCTTTTGGTAGAACTTGCAAATACTTGTATTCCATTAGAAACTCCAAGCAGTGCGCCTGATAGTTTTAGAGGTAGGTTAACTATATTTTCGAGTTCGTTCATAAGTCCGGATATAGTTCGAAACGCGTTAAAGTTAGATCTTACCGATTTACTTGTAATTTGAGATTCTAATTCTTTTACGACTAAAAGAGTTAAAGAATATTTGTATGTATTTGTATCCGATACGGACCTTGAAATTGTAAATCCGTTGTTCGGTATGACTACTTCTACAATTCTATTTCTGTCATAGTCTCGAAAGACAAAAGCGTGCGTTCTAAAACAAAACCTTCTTTCATAAAATAAGGAAATGATTTTAGAGGCTTGGGAATCGTTTGAGGTATAGTCTATCCTTTCGAAACTTTTGTTATAATGGAGTAAAAACATAAAGTCTTGGAATTCTTGTAGACCGGATCTAAAGTCTCCTCCTCCAAAACTTAAATAACTACTTCTTAATTTGTTATAATAGCTTGTAAGTTGATTCTTAACGATACTTTTAGCGGCTGTAAATGCGGACTGTACAAAGCCCGATCCACCTGTCACAGAACTACTTGGTTTTGATGGTAAACCTAAATGGTAGATATGAAATTCACCTTCTAATTTTATTTCGTGGTTATCGGGTCCATAGTCTATGACTACAGTTGACCCGAACGTTTTTTCGATTCCGGTTCTGTATCTAAAATTTTCCGTATAACTTAAAGGTCCGTTTACAAAAAAGTATTCGTTACTTGTCGAATTTAGGTTATAGTTTCCGTTTTTTTCTTTTTCATAGAATGCGAATGAAAATACGTTCTGAGGTTCATACGAATTGAGTCCGAGTAGTGTATTAACTCCTGACTGTGCTAGATCTGTAATTCCCACTTTTTTTACTTTGTATGTAAAACGCCTTTATCGGGAATTTCCCGATATTGGTTTTTTTAATATACATTCAAAAGTTAGTGGCCCTACCTTTTGTTCCCAAAACGGAAATAGAATATAGACTAGCGATTCAAAACTATCTAATCGCATCCGGATCAAAACTTTCTAATTTTAATCCGGGATCTCGTATCTATACCTGGATCTGTGCGATTGCAAGCGTATTAGCCGAAAGCGATCTTAGAACCTTAAACGGATTTGATTATTCGATTAGAGAAGGAATTTACAACGCTTTAGGTTTTAATAGACTTCCCGGTCTTAAATCAGTCGGTATCGTTCGAATCGAACACAAAGACCACTTAGAAAATATAGAAATTCCTATTTTTACTTTAGACCTATTCGGTCTTTTATTTGAATCCATCTCCCCTGTTACATTACTAGTCGGTCAAGAATACACAGAAATAGAGATCAGGGCAAAAGAACCGGGTACAGACTACAATATACGTAGACTTTCGATCAATACGGAAGAAGGATTAGGTTCTTTAAATATTCAACTTCCTGCAAATACTAGGGTTTGGAACCCTAGTGATTTTATAGGAGGAAGTAACAAAGAAACCGAAGAAAGCAGACTAAAAAGATTTAGAGACTTTATCGTTTCTTTAGGTAGATCTACAATACTCGGTATCTATACCGCTGTAATTTCGATTCCAGGGGTTGCAGGTGCTCAAATCACAACGAATAAAAATCCGGTTTCCGGTTCTGTTGAATTTGGTTGGATCAATATTTATGTTTCCGATGGTACGTCAAACCCTCCTCAAAGCCTTTTGGATTTGGTTTTAAAAACGATCGAAGGAGACTTAAACGACCCTGAACACTTTCCGGGTTATTCAGCCGCCGGTACTTGGGTAAACGTTTTTAAAATACCCGTTCTCGGTATCAGTGTTCGTTTTCGTCTTGAGGTTTTAAATAACTCTCAAATTTCTTTAGAAGAAGCTTCTACAATTGCAACTAACGCAATTACCTACTATTTAAACACTCTACCGATCGGTTTTGACGTTTTACTCAACCAAGTAGGTGCGACTATTCTTAAAAGCCATCCCGATTTTTACAAGGTAGAAATCTTAGAATTCTACGGTAAACTTGCAAATGATCCGGTTCCAAACCCGATTCCGATTCCAATCGACATTTCGGTTCCTCCTACCTTTCTTCCCCGTACTGGCGGTTCTTCTTTAGGCGTAATTACATGCGAAGTTTCTAAAGTATCTCCTTTATGAACAATCTACTTGATAAACTACCTCAGTTTAACTCAACAGACCCGACATTCCAATGTCTTTGGGGGGATCTGGATAGACCTTTAATTTCTCCGGTTACAAACATCAACGACATAAACAAAGGTGCGATGTATAACAGTGTGGAATGGCATTTGTTATTTCAAAACCTTGCTTCAGAGTGTTCCACTCTCACACAATCCGAAGGTCGTTTTCTTACTAAATGGGCTATCCTTTTAGGAATCGAAAGACCTACGGGCATGAACGATCCAGAATTTGTGGGATATATACTTGGTTATGTGTTATCAAACGAACCCACTCTTACAAAAATCTCTCAAATTTTCCAAAGACCAGATTATGCTGTTTTAAGGTGTAACGAGTTAGGTTTTACAAGCGAGATTTCCGCAACCGATACAGGTCTTTTTCTTCCGGGACCTAATACTAAGGCTGTCTCAAGTATCGTTACACCTCTATTAGGAGTTAGTTATATACTCGTAGAGGATTTCTCTTTTATTTCTAACGTTCAAATCACAGAACTCAATCGTATCTTAGCGGCGGGTACAGCCGTTTATATAGGGGCTAAAAATGCAGACTGAAATCTCTCTTACAAATAACGAATTTAAATCATACTATCAAAACGTATTCCAAAAGATAAGTGCCGATGATATAAATAGACTTTCGGGTGCTGTTAGTGAAGACTCATACGTTTCTATACTCTTAACTTCGATTCTTTCCACTATTGGTAGAAATACAGATACAGCGATCGGTTTTAATGTCAGTTTACAAAATCAAAATACGATTTTAGTCGGGAACGGAATTATTATAAAATCGGATTGTGTTTATATTTTTGGGGAAACTTCTCTTACTCCGAATCCGAATTCAGTTGTAGGGATTTATGAATTGGAATTTGAATCCGTTTTAACGGATGAAAAATCAGTCGCCGTTTTTAATTCTCAAACCGAAAGATTTCAGCCTCAACCTAGACCCACTCGTAAAACGTATCGAACCCGTCTTTTTGAACAGTGGTTAAATTCAAACGGAAATCCTTTAGTCACTCAAAATAGATTCGGTCTTTTAAGATACAATCAAAGCGGAGGGAATATTACAAATCTTGTAAGAACTCTTTCAGTCTATGACCCTAAACTAGTCGGCGTTGACGTTGAACTTGATCCAGGTATTTTAGAGAATGATTCTCTTGCCAGTGCCATAAACTGGCTTTTTAATTATATACAATCTAAAAGTTATATCAAAACAACTCCTTCTTTGGGTTTTGATAATGCAAATTTTAGAGTAAGGACTCAAGGAAATTTTGCGTATTGGAGTAAAGACGAAGGATCAAACTGGCTCCCTTTCGCATAACCCCACCTTTTGGACCTTCCTCATCGGTAAGCGGTGCAGGAGGCCACTGGGTGGGGAATATTGGTTCAAATCGTTATGACGTATATCCAAAAGGTTTCTATTCTGTGGGAGATACATGGCACGTCGTGGATGCACATCTGGATTATGGTATGACAGTTAACGACTGTAATCTGTGCGGCGGTTATGATTCCTGTTATAATCTTGGGCCCTGGTTTACCTGTCCTGATTGTCCTGGCGGTTACTCTCAATCTACAAGTATCGGTCTTTGTTGGACGGGTGGAGGATTTGTAGTTTGTTGCACATCAACTTGTTGTAGACATCTATGCAATTCTTGCTATATTCCAAATTGGTATACTCGTTACAGGGTTTTGAAATATGAATTTTTTAATTGGAAACTTCTTTCCACATACACAATCCAAGGTCGGTACTGGAGTTAAATAAAATGGATGAAAAAAAAGATTTAGAAAAACGTTTAGAGATTTGTCTTTCTTGTTCTCTTCTAATTAAAGGAATTCTTTCGGAGCGTTGTAGCGTATGCGGTTGTTTTGTTAGATTAAAAACAAAATTAAAATCAGAGTCTTGCCCGATTAAAAAATGGATGTGAAACTATGAGTTGTTGCGGAGGTAAAACGCATTCTATGAATCAGGATTTAATTTTACAACAAATCGATGGATTTTTTCAAATCGCTAAAAACAAGGGATTATCAGAAGAAGAGGCTTCTAACGAAGCGTATACCCTAGTAAGAGGTCTACTTTTTAAAACAAATGAGATCTTTAATGAAAACCCTAACTTAAAAAAGGAACTCATTTTTCATCAAATGTCTAATCAAGCTTTCGGGTTTTATCATTCTAAAGACGATATAGACGAGGTTTTAGATTCTGTTTTTAAATCCATTTCGAAAAAGATAACCTTATCCAAAAAACTTTCCGATGAGTTCTCAAACCTAAAATGATCATATTCAAGTTTTTTAAATTTATATTTTCAGCGAGAGTCACATCTATTGTTTTATTTAAAAAAAAGAATTTCAGTTTAATTTTTAGAAACTATTTTTCGTTAGGTTTAATCGGTTTTCCGATTTTTTCTTTTAAAGTCGAAAAACAATTTCAGTCTCGTTTTAAAAGTTGTTCTCTTGCTTTGTTCGGGTTAGAAGTAGTAATTTATATTTTTTAGAGATTGATAAATCTGTTTTAAAATACTTTCTAACCCTATTATTTTGTTTTCTTTTAGAATTACAAACACAAAGAAATAGTCGACATACATCAAAGTCTTTCTTCTACATTAAAGACGCCCAAGGATGTACGAATTCTAGATTTAAGCAGAAAACAACTTAGATGACACTCCCAAAAGAAATCGGATAGTTGAAAAATTTTAAAATTATGTATAAGAATTCTTTAATAACCCCCCGAGAAATATATCTGGGGGATATTTTGCAATCAAGTTAAATCCTAATTAACCCTATCGATTAATTAGTTATCCAACAATTGATAAAAAAATAAATCAGCAGAAGTTTTAATCATTTCTTCCCAACTATTAAATTTCGTATTTTGACTTACAAAATCGTTCCATTGAGGACTTTTTTCTAATTCTATAAAATCTTTTTCAGATTCAATAATTGAACCTGAACTTTTTAACATTTCTTCAAAGTTGGAAAAGTTAGTATATCTCTTTATAAAATTAGGTGATAAGACCTCTAAAAATCCTACTTCCGTTGTTTCCGATAATTTTTTAAGTCCTTTTATAAGATTTTTCAATTCACTTTGAATTTCGTCGAATTCTACTATTTTTATCATATATGGTTACTCACTTCTCTATTTTTATGTCCGTATACGAACAGTTACTTAAATTTTGTCAATTAGAGAAATAAAATATTTTAATATATAATAATAATTTATTATATATTTCTAAAAATAACCATAATCTTTATTAATAAATCGAGATTCTATTCTTCGAGTTCTTTTAACTGTAGAAACCTTTCATAGTCTCCTAACAGTTGTTCTTTTTTTATAAACTCAATTAGCCTGTCTCTGTCTTTATATATTTTGTCTACATTCATTAGTATATCATCAAATAGGGAATGAGTTAATTTTTGAAAATAGAGGCTTTCTACTAAAATCGCCCTAAGATGTAATACTTCCGGATGGTGAAGAAATTGTTCCTGATTCATATATTATTTAAAATACTAAAATCCGATTGTATCGGTAACTAAAAAAGATAAGAAATATTAGAATCGTCCTCTATTTCTTTTAGTTTTGTCTGTAGGGAATGTTGAATCTGAGTTAGGTCTTGTATGATGATTCCAAGTTTTCCCAGTAGTGCCGATGAACCCACTCCTTTGTCAGAAAAAAGAGCAATCGAAGCGGCTAGTTCTTTTGTAGTTTCCGGAGAAAGAGAAGATACATTGTCCCCTAGGATTTTTTGATAATTTTTAGTTATATTCTCAAGCATCATTTCCAACATTTTTTTATTTGTTGCCGCTTTTTCCCTCGACCCAATTGTTTTTAAAGCTTCCCTTTGAACGTTAGTTGCTACAGAATCAATATCAAAGTTTTCGAATTCTCCGCTTTGTAAGTCCTTGATATAACCTTGTAGAACGCTTGCAGCGCGACTTCCGTATTTGGATCTATTTTCTTGGAACCATTTAAACGCCCTAATCTGTATGGTTTGATTCGGTTTGTCATTTGAGTCTTTTGCAAACATCCCGATCGTTTCAGCTACTCCCAGAGGAAGAGACCGATCTTTTTTTTGTAGAAGTGATAATAACTCGGGTGATAAGTTATTTAAAGCAAGTCTTCTATTTACCTCACCTAGTTTAATTCCTAATTCCTCTGAAATTTGTTTTGCATCCCATCCGTTTTCTATAAGTTTTCCATACGCTTTGGCTTCGTCTGTAGGAAGTACATTGCGTCTTTGGTTCTCTGAAATTTGAGCAATCAGTCTATCGTTACTAGATGCAAAACTTTTTTCTACTACCGGCACTTCGAAAAATTCAGGCAAATGTCCTTCTTCTATAAGTTCTTTTACCGCTTCGTATCTGTGATGACCTGCAACTACAGTCCACTTTCCATCCTGTAGATCTACTGATAGGGGAAAACTAGGATCATATCCTTTATCCTTAATTTTAACTTTTAAGGATTCGATTTGATTTCTGTCATAATCCTTTTTATCCGTATATTGTTCCATTGTTCTGATATTTCTAAAGGGTAGTTTAGAAGGATGAGAATTTCCAATTTTTGGAGGTACTTCTTTTTTTATTTCATTTACATTCTCATTTTTATTTTCTTCAGTATATTTGTTAGATACTATCCTCCAGCCTTTTTCAGTTTTGATTCTGGCTTTGCCATCCCTCCAAACCGATCTTTCCCCAAGTTGAGCCGCGGGTCTTCCTAGTTTCGCTTTGATTATATATTCTAAGTTTAAACAAGATTCTAGTATTATGGATTTAAGAATTTGATAGATCCCAGATTCTTCCTGATTTTTGTAAGATATTGGATTTTTAAGGTTTTCAAAAAAAGAAAAGTTTTCTCTTTTTTTATTTAATTCCAATCGTAAATCGAATAGTTTTGATTTTAGGATTTCTACTTTTGGGTTTATAAATTCTTTTTGAATATCCTTTTTATTTAAAAAAACTTGAAACTCTTCTTCGTTTAATGTAACGATACTTCCAAGTCCTTTCCAATTTTTTGGATAGTGTTTTAGATATGCTTTTTTAGCATTTGTCTCATTTCGAAACCCTAACATTACTTTATGTTCGTCAAAGTTTCCTTCCGTATCTATTTGATTGATTAGATAGTAGTTTTTTAAATTTTTTTCGGGACCTAAAAAAACCCCTATAATCTCGTCTACGTTTGATTTTTTTATATACCCATAGTCAAAAAATAACTTACTTTTCCAACGTTTACCATTCGGTTCAAAACCTTCTCTATAACCTCCTTTTTCATTTTCTATTTCGACTATTATAGTGTTTTTTTCTAATAGAGAGGATTTTTGTAGAAAGTCCTCATCTGATTCTTGATTTTCTAGATCTGTGTTTTTAAGTATCTCTACTAAATCCAATGCCCCTAGATTATTAAATTTTTTTAAGAGTTCTTCTTTTGCATCCTGTGAGAGTGTTTTATTGGAACATCGAAATACTTTTTTTAAACTCGATTCCTGTAGAAGATAAAGTTCTTCTCCACCTTCCTTTTCGTTCATGACTATTTCTTGCCAGTATGGATTTTCTTTTGTCATGGCAAAGTGGATCTTATCTAAAATGATTTCAGCTAATTCATCTGTTATTTCTTCTTTTTGTAATTCCTTCAAAACTCTAGATTTAATGGAGTTATAATTTCATTATCCTCATAGATTACTTTTTTAAATTCTCTTTTTTGGTCCCGATCTAATGAGGTATAAAATCCTTTGATACTTCCTGTTTGTAAGTTAGTTCCATACGGTAAAACCAAAACGATAGGATTTATTTTATGAATTTGTCGAAACGGTTTTACGACTAACCTTTCCAATTTTTCCACAAGTTCTAATGTATTGATATTTAAAGGGTCATAGTAGAGTAACATCACTTGACCAGGTTTTACGGTTTTAAACATTAATTTTTGATAATACATTTTTGTGGCAAGTTTTAACATCCCTAAAAGATAATACGGAAATACAAATATAAGTCTAAGTTTTTCCCTAATTTGCTCTATGTTTTTATATATCTGTTTCATTTTGCTTTTTATTCTCTCGTATTTAAATTGGATAGAGCTTTCATTTTAAAAATTTTTGGTTTGTCCCTATCTTCCCCGCTTCCAGATTCTATAAAGCCTGTGATTCTAAAACTTGGATGATATTCATAAATAATACTATATCCGTTTTTAGGTTTATCGGTGATCCATTTGATTTTGGAATCCCCAAAGACTTGATAGTCTTTTCCTTCTTCGTGTTCTTTGATAAAGGACTTTTCTTTTGAAAAGATTTTTTCCACTTTTCTAATCGGTGAATACGATACTTTGTCATAGCTACCGAATTGATAGGGTATATATTCGGAATGTGTTAGAGTCGAAACTAGTAAGGTGATTGTATCCCCTTGGCTCAAGTTATGTCCTACTCCCATAACGGCCATAACTTCACCGTCGTTAAAAGTGATTTGACTACTCCCAAATATTTTTCTTGCGTCTTGTTCGTTACTGAATGTTTTGTATCCTACCTTAACAGGATATATAAACTTGAGTTTGAGTCTATAAAGTCCGTTGACCCTATTTAAAAACTGGACACTATTAAAAGTAAAACCAGTAGATTCTATACTACTCGTCTCTCCTAAATCATTCACCTTAAAAATTTCCACAACTCCTACAATTGCACCTAATGGTAGTTTAGGATAGAGCGAATATTCGTTTTCTCCAATTGCTTCCACTATAATTTCTTCAATCATGGAAACTTCGTAGTGAAGTAAAACCGCATTCCAAAACTTTAATGTTTCTTCTACTTCTATATACTCTTCTTGTATCCTCTTGACCGTAAGAGGTTTATGAGTTTCTCTTGAAATTAGATTTATATTTTTTACTTTTTTAATAGGGCAAAACCGAGTGTACACCCGGTTATGTTCCACCTTGTAGGCCATTTCTTCCTTAATTTCTAAGGTCTCTTGAAAATTACGGATGAGTCCGTCATAACAAAACTTACAATCTGGGAGTCTATCTTCACTCGGACAAGGACAGGGGGTCAGCCTATACCAAAGGCAAGATTCCCCTCTTCGTTCCAACATTTCTTCGTTGGTAAGTGGAGTTAAAACATTCGGTTTTGTAGTGATATTAAAGGGGGAACTTCCCCCTTTACCTGATTTTCTCAAACTTTTTTTAGTCTTGTGGCCTGTGTTACAAACTCACAATGTTTTTTATCATACCCTTTTCTTAGTTCGAATTCTACGGTTAGACCGATCGTTATGTCTTCATCTTTAATGGATGAATATTTAGCGTTAAAAAAATACTCTTTCCCTTTTGATTCAATAAATCCATACCCGCCTTTATTGACATTACGATTCCAAGGTATATAACGGATTACTTTTCCTGTTAAATTGTTTTTAGTTTCCAAGCGATATAATTTGAGAGCCATGAACTTTCTAGTTCCATAGCGCACGTAGGTTCCTCCCAGGACCCTACTTTGTAAATTACACCGGACTTTGTTATCGGGCCGTATTTTTTTTCTAAACGGATTCTTTCTCTATTTGCTTCTTCGTTTTGGTTCAATATTTCTTCTGTCCTTAACCTTTCTTTTAAGTCCCTTATCTTTCCTTCTCTAAATATTTCACTGATTTTGTCTTCTTCATCTTCATCATTTTCATTAAATGTGATAGTTTCGTATTCATGGGAACAGTTTGGGTGTAGTGGACAACAAAACCAATAATCACTAAATTTTAGATTTGCGTTATTTTTACCGGGCCATACTGCAATATTTGTAATCGGATCACCACTAATCTTATCCCCACCTAAAAATTTCAGTCCTTGACTTTGCATATATTGTGAGTCGTTTAGTTGTTCTTCTGATAAAAAAACACGCGCGACTTGTCCTAAAAATTCAAGGCACTTGTCACAACTTACAGGATGTAATTTAATATTTGCCAAGTTGTTTAGTAGTTTCCTCCTACAAATCTTACATACGAAGGTGTGTTTTTTTCGTTTATAACATAGAGTAGTTTTCCGTTATTAAAATTTATGGAAAGTTCCGTATATGCAAACCGTGTCATGTCACGATTTAAATGATTTGTTACTAATTCTTCGTATTCTTTTTCCCTTTTACTTCTTTCTTCCTCTGAGATATTTTCTTCGAATAAACCCAACGCTTTTTTAATTTCTGTGTCGTCGGGTGAGAGCATTAAACTTCTAATTTCTTCTTCACTTGCGTTTCTTGCCAGACATTCAGCGATTTGTTCTCTATACATTTTAGTGATGAGTTCATACGCCCTACCCTTTCTTTCTTTGTTATGATCATAGATTGCAAGCCACTCTGCACCTTTTGCTTTTCCATAGAGTAGGGCATAGGTTTGTTCGTCTGTTAGGTGGAGTGTTTCTTTAAGTGCGTCTATATCTTCAAGACCTGGTAAGTTGTATTTTTTTGCGGTCTCTGAAAATTCAGGCAATGTCATTTTTTTTAGATCGTCTTCATACTCTCCTTTATCAAGTACCGCTTCTGCTATATATCCAAGAATAGATGATTTATCCCTAAGTTCTAAATAGATTCGATTCCAATCCTGTGCTAAAAAATCAAATATTTCCTGATCTTTTTTTTCTAGGTCTTCTCTTCTAACTACACCTTGCCCAAATTCTAATTTATCTTTTCTATTTGAATAGTTACTGTAATCCGTAAATGGATCTGGTTTAATTTCAAGAGTTCTTGGGTAGTAAGTTGGTCTTAATAATAGTTCACCAAAAAAACGTCTTCTTAAAATACCCATTACGTCAGACCAAATTGATTTTTGGACGATCACTTCTAAATTAGGATTGCCTAATATAGAGTATTGCAGACTTAAAAAATAATAGAGTAAAGCGTAACTTAATTCCCTAAGTGCCCTATATTCCGAGAGCGGGGATTCTCTTTTCATATTTTAGTAAGAAAGAAGTTGATCCAATTTCCAGAAAAATATATGGAGTATCGTGTCTCTATCAGAAATATTAGATATTGATGATACTAAGGCGTCATAGAGGGTTTGTTTTTGTGTTTCTTTAAGATTTAAAACCAAGTTTGAAATTTGGGATTCTTCTTGTGCGGGACCTAATTCGTTTTTTTCCAAATATTTATATAATTTGATTAAAAAAACATAAAATAAAGTGTCTCTTGGTTCCTTATTTAAGACCCCGGATGTAAGTTGATCGTATAGAATTTGTCTGTCATTTTCCTCCAATTGTATGACCCATTTTGATAGTTCGAATTTATTTTTTGTTTCTTCCATTGGTTTTTTTCCTAAGTTTTATTTACTTAAATTCGAATATACCTCTGTTCCATCTCAATCGGGTTTTAAAAGTATAGGATTATCTTAGAAAATTTTGTCCTACTCCATATCTTTTTAAGGTTTCGTTTCTTAAATTTTCGAGCGTTTTAGGTTTTTGTTTTTGAATCTCGTTTAATACGTCCTCTTTTTTTCTCGTTATGATTAAATTTGATTTTCCTACTACTTTGAGTGCAAAATATCTAAGCGCGTCCATTGAGTGATTGTTACTTTTGACCGGAATTTCTTTTGCGTTTTTTCCTTCTTTTGGTTCCTCCCAAGAGTATATTGAAAATTCCTCAATAGTATGTACACACGTTTCAAAGATTCTTAATTTGATTCCCTCCTTTGCCTCTAATAGTTTGATTAATGCCTGGATTCCGGTAGATATGTCCTTATCTGCTGCTATCGTTAAAAATCCGCATTCAGCCATAGTGGCCCGATCTTCAGAGTCATGATCGGCTATGATAAATAGGTTCGGTTTTTTTCTTTTTTTTAAAATCTCACAATGTGCTCTTACCGTTTTTTGAGTCTGGTAGTGTTCGTCGGCTAAATACCAAGTTTCATTGGATTGATCATAATAAAGCCATAAAAACACAAATGGATTTGTATATCCAAAATCAACAGCACCCGCACAGTCCCAACTGTTTGGTATCTCAAACGGTTTTATGATTGCTTGTTCATAGTTTTTATAGACTAGCCCTTCAGTATCTACCCATAACCCTTTATACAACCTATCTCTTTCGATTCCGGTTAGTTCCGATAACAGTTCCTTATATTCCTCGGAAAGATAAGGGTTATCATGTGGAGTCCATGACCTTCGGCTCATTTTTTCCATTCTCTGAGGGGAAAGTGCCTCTCCTATTTCCGGGTCTTGTTTTTGTATGAAGTATTTGTAAATCCAGTGGTAACGACTTCTTGGATTACAATCGATTATAATTTTATTATATAATTCAGGTCTTACGAGAGAGAGTCTTGTTTTTATTTTTTGATAAGTGGAATAGGAAACTTGTGTGGCTTCGTTTATAAAGATCGTATTAAATTCGGTCCCCATGATCTTTTCAACCCTTATGGAGTCGTCAAGTCCAGCCGCGTAAATTTCGGAACCGTTTTGTAACGTGATGATTAGTTCTGATTCATTGAGTTCAAAGTTTTTTCCCCTCCTAAATCCCATCTCTTTGAGACAAGGTAGGATCGTTTGTCTCCATACGGACATTTTTAGGTGATTGAGTCTAAATCTTGCGATTAAGTGACGAGATTCTTTTGACAAAAAAGCACGGGATAGGATCGATTTTATAACAAGATAGGTTTTTCCGCTTCTGGCTCCTCCATCATAACAGATTTCTTGAATATTCTGTTTTGCCCAGTCCTCTTCTAAGGCTAGACACTGTTTTTCTGAAAAGATTGATTCTTTCGATATTACATTTTTATGTACCTTCGTGTATTTGATTTCTTGTAGTTGTTTTTTTGACACCTACTTGTTCTTTACTAAGTAACTTTTCAACTGTTCCAGGTGCTTCCCCTACTCCCGTTACGATTTGGATGTTGACTTGTGTTTTTTCTTCCGAGTTATTTGGTTCCGTTCGTATTGTATCTGGTACAGATAATGATCGGAGTAACTCTTTTATATGTGTGAATCTTGATTTGCTCAAGATAGATAATTCTAAATTATTAATTTTAGGATCTGTCATTCTCTCATGATATATTTCTAGGTATTTAGTCGCTTCTATGTTGATCTTTGCGATTGCATCGGCTAAATTCGTCAAAATTTGTAGGTCTGAAACTACCCTTAAATTTCCTGAAATTTCCTTACGATCAGTACTCCAGGAGTTATACCGTATTAGATTATCTAGTTGTTTGTAATTTAGATTATACTTTTTACAGATATTCTGTCTTGAAGTTCCTTGAAGGTATTCTTTACGCATTACTTCTAATTCTTTTTCAGAAAAAATTACGTTTCTTTTGATGCCGTTTCTCATTTCACTTTTTAGATTCGTCTTTTTCTTTCGTTCTATTGGTTGTTTCTTCTTTTTTTGTGGCATCGTTTTTTTAAGACACTAATATCAGTTTCATTTCTTCTAAATTATTTTTTGCTTCTTTACAGGATCTTTCATCCAAATCAATCCCTAGAAAATTTCTTCCTGATTTTAAAGACGCTTTTCCAACAGTTCCTTCCCCAGAAAAAGGATCTAGGACGGTTCCATTTTTTTTGGTTCCTGCCAATATACAGATTTCAAATAACTCGATGGGACCAACCGCTGTATGTCTATTTTTAGAATTTGCCGTCGGTATTTGCCAGACACTTCGTCTTCTTGCTGTGAAATCGTTATTTTGAATCTTATTTTCTAGGATTCTTTTTTTTATAGCGGAAGGGTTTTCCGCTTTTGTTTGTTCGTAGTCTTTGAGTGAATTTGAATTTTGTTTTGATAATTTTATGAGTTTTGTTTTTGTATCTTTTTGATTTCCAGCCAAGGGAACAGATACGTTTTTTAAGTTTATGTAATATTTCTTTAGATCCAAAACAAAAAACAATACGTACTCATGTGAGTTCGTAAACCTACGGTTTACTGATTCCGGTTTACATGATCCTATATTTCCGTTTTTAGTTGTAATCGATTTCGCCCAAATAATTTCCTGAACGTATTTATATCCTATACCCTCCATCATGTCACAAAACTGACTTGGAATTTTTTGAGCCCTTCCCTGTTTGAATGATTCTCCTATGTTTATAAACACAGTTGCTTTGTTTTTAAGTAGTTTTTTGGCCTCTTTAAAAACCTGTTCGAGATTTTTTAGATATTGTGAGATACTAATTTCACAACCGATTTCTTTTTCTTTTTGTGGATGAAATTTTTCTAGATAATCTCTTTTTTGATAATAAGGAATTGATGTTACTAAACAATCGATTTTGTTTCTGTATCCTGGTAAATAAGAAAGTTTGGATATGATATTTGAAGAATCGCCCTGCATAATTTTAAAGTTCATGCGATTCTCTCATAACAGTAATTAGCGATTGATTCAAAAAGGTTTTCAGAACATTGCCATTTCCCGGATTCCAGTTCGGCTAGATAAGATTGTGAATATCCTAGTGCTTGTGATAACTGAAATTGTGTAAGCCCTGCGTCTATTCTAAGTTGTCTGATTTGCTGTGCAGTTTCTAAGTTTTCTTCTTTAAAGTTTTTATCATACCAAACGGATTTCGCCGCTTGAGCACTTTCGTTTATTATTTTTCTTAATTTTCCTACCCATTCATAACTTAGATTTTTACCACTTACGTTTAAAAGATAGTTTCCATTTGATAAACCTGATAGATTGATCTTTAGATTTTTAATTCTTTTTTGGGACCAAAGAGTTTCTAACTCCTCTAAGTTCACTATTTTTGAGTCTTGATTGTGGAATTTTTTTAGATCCGATTGGATCGTTTGTAGGGATAGAGATAATTTTTTAGAAACTTCTTCTATTTTATTTTTATTTGTGAGTTTGAGGCTGAGTATTTCAGGACAATATACCTTATATACTCTGATTCTTGTCTTGTGCCCTATATGTGGTTTTAATATATTTCTTCGGATTAAATAACCCAATTCGTCAAATGGATTTACTTTGTATCCTGGAACTTCAGTCCATCCTAAAAGTTTTACAGCTTCAATTCGATGTTCTCCTGATAGACAAACATAATAATCATTTTGGAAATCGTATTTTACGGATATGGGTTCGTGTAATCCTTCTTTTTGAATATTATTTGCTAATTCTCTAATATATTCAGGTTTTCTTTTTTGGAATAATTCTGTATTTTTTTCGTGATACCTTATTTTATGAATCGGTATCTGTTCTATTTTTAAATTAGTTTTGATTTCGTGTAAGAATGGTAATTCTTGCATACTCCCTTGTTATTTTTTTTAACTAAGAAGAGTCCTTTCGTTTTTTATAATTCCTTAAAAAAAATTAAGGACTGTGCTCATTTTTTATCTACCAGTCTAAAAAATGGTTTATTCTATTTAACAAATATAGTTTTAAAAAAAGACTACGCGGAGTTTTTTATATTTCACCGCGTTATTTTTTAGTCTTAATTTTTTACTTCCTTCTTTTTAGGCCGCTTCACCATTTTTCCATACTCTTGTTTTTACAGGTCTGTAGTTTGTTTTTTTTGAATATACGTATTGCTGAACGGAATACTCTACTCCTAGAGGTGCTTTTTTTTGTAACTCTATAGCTTTTCTAATCGCTTTTTTTAAACCTTCATTTCCCGTAAAAAATTCATGGCCCGCCGATCCCCAAATTCTTGGGGAATTATTTTGTGGAGCTATGTGTTTGTAGATATGGTATTCTACCCTATCTTCCATTTTTAATTTCGCTTTTTAGATATTTAATTTTTCTTAGTCTATCATGGATTTGAATCGCATCATATCGATTTACATACATGAGTTCTCCGTCCTTATCTCTTACAAAAAATGTATCCGATTCTTTCAATGGTTCATTAAAGACTAACTCCTGTTCTTTTCTGTAGAAAATCGGTTCCAGTACATTTTGTTGGGTTGAATTTAAAAAGCTCATGCGACACTTTCCTTTGTATTTTCTTTTCTATTTTCAATTGTTGACTTTTTAACTTCAGAGTTACTTACAAGACCCGGATACACTTCGTTTACGAATTTTTCAAAGAGTATCTTTTTAGTTCCTTCGTATTTCAATGGATCTGGATTTTGTTCGTAAAATTCTAATTGTTGTTTTAGTAACTTAGTTTTACCCCATACTAAAAAACATTTGTAAGGATCTAAGTCCTTTATCTCGATTGGTTTATCTGGCATATTCTTACTCTCGTTATATTTGGGTTCATTTCGTTTTTCATTTCGCATTCTATTCTTTTCATATTGTTTTTCTTTTCTTTCAAATAACCTGGACCAAAACTTAGAAATAGATTCAGGGCTTAAAGATTGTTCACACCAAAACTTGGAATCTTGTTTTCTCAGTTGGATAAGTGTTTGTATCTTACTTTCGATTACGTTCCAATCTCCTTTAGATATTTCATACAATGAGTTTAAGGCTTTTAGTTCTGAGTCTGGTTGTCCCATTTCACTTCCGTGTTCTTTTAAATAGTAGTTTTGGAAATTAATTAGCCAAGAGTCAGGAAAATGAAAACGTGGATTTACTTTTTTGGAACTTTGTTCTTCCTTGTGCGCTTTTGCAGGCGGGCCGTACTCTCTAGAAGTATTTAGTATTTGTGAAGAGAGTACTTGTTTTGATAGTCTTTGGTTTATAGTATTTGATAGTGTGCGATTTTCCACGTTTGGATTTACCGCAAACGGGTTTTCCGATTGTGGAAAATCAAGTAGTGGGTTTTCTTCATTCTTAGATTCTATTTCTTCTTCTAATAAAATTTCTTTTTGTTCTTTTACATGCGCCTTTGCGGGCGGGCTGTACTCTCTAGAAGTATTTAGTATTTGTGAAGAGAATACTTGTTTTGATAGTCTTTGGTCTATAGTATTTGGTAGTGGATGATTTTCCACGTTTGGTTTTACCGTAACCGGGTTTTCCAAGAGTGGGCTTTCCGGTTGTGGATAATCCAGCAGTGGTTTTTCTTCTTCAAAAAGTTCTCTTTGTTTTTCTATCCTCTTATTTTGAGTTACTTTTAATTCGAAATGAACTTCCGGCTTTTGAGACTCCTCGAAAAAATACCACCCAGATTCAAATTCACCCGTTAGAGTACTTCTTTTTTTTCTATATTCTGCATATCCATAGGTAACCAGTTCTTTCAAACCGGACGCTATACTTGATTCTTTGTCGGATTTAAACCTAGCGATTGTTTTTACGGACATTTTCCAGTCATCTGGATACCGTAAGGCTAACAGTAATATCGCTGTCGCCTTTAGACTTAGTCGAGTATCATCTATAAAATTATTTTTTACTACCGTATAATTTCGGTCTTTTGGGACACGAAACACTCTTTGATTCTCATTCATGTTTTTTCTCTTATTATGCGGCGTCGTGAATTCGACCGGATGTCACTTTCAAATATGCAGAAAATGGAATATCGATTCCTTTTTTATTTTCTTCTTCCCAAGTCTTTTGTATGTATTTCAGGACTTTCTCTACTTCGTTTATGGAGTTTGTGTAATAAAAAAGATTTCCTTTGTCCAAAAAACTAAGGCACATTTCTCCGATTCGAATTTCAAGGTCGGGGATTTTTAAGTTTTTATAAAGTCCTGGGTCTGTGGTTTCTTCCCTAAAATCGTTTCTGTATAACAGGATTTCAATTCTTGTTTTGTTTCGATTCAGGTTCCTGTCTTCTGGTATCACTTCTATTTCCAACTGATTTTTCCTCTCACTCGTTTATTATTTAGCGGGGTTTACTCTTTATTTTTCTCTATTACTCTCGTTTATATTTTAGTTATTTCTAATGTATTTAAATTACAGGTTTGAAATTCTTTTTAAGTCTATTCTTTACAGGCTGTCTAAACCTTTAAAATCCTACTCAGTTTATTATTTAACTACCTGCAGATATGATTTTGGGATTTGTTTATCTTGGTTATTTTGCAAAGTTGAATCGATGTGTCTTAAAATTTGTTCGATTGTTTCCGAATCTTTGAGAATATAATACGGGATTTTTTTGACACAGAAATGGGCTTCGTTGTCGTTCTTAATCGTGATTTTGACTTTGGGTATATTAAAATGCTGAAATACTTTTGAACCTTTAGAAATTTCGTTCCAGTTATATTTTTTTAAAAGTTGTTCTAACTTTTTTTGTTTTATGTGAGTCGTCTGACTTGTGTGTTCGTTTTTAGTTTCCAACTTTTAATTCCTATACTGATTTTATTTTCGTTTTTTTGTTTTTCTTATTTATTTGGGTTAGTATCTCTTTTGTAGTTTGGCGTCTAAATCGGTATCGGTATACCTCCAGAACAAAAAAAATGATCAATATACCCGTTAGTGAGGTAATTATTTCTGTCATTGGTCCTTTTTTCCTTTTGTTTCGTTTTTTTGTTTTTCAGTTTGGATATATAACTCTAAGACCCAGTCAATACACCACGCCCGTTTTTGGTGACGATACACCACTTTCTTTATAAGTGAGTCATATACCTCATAGTATGCGCTCCCCTCCCCTATCGGGTATATTTTATATCTTTTTAAAATTTCCATCTTTTGGATTAGTTTGACACTAAAACTATTTGTTTTGTCGCAACTACATTAGTATTTACTAATGTATCTCTATTTAGTTTTTATTTGTGTCTTTGAGAGTGGGCCAAATCTTTCGATTCGGTTATTTTTGTTTTTGATTTTTTAGGGTTTTTATCGACTAATGTTTTTACGTAATAGTCTATATTTTCTATTATCTTAATGGATGATTTTCATATTTTCGGCTTCGTTTCTCTTTTTTAGGTTCTCCCTGTGCTTGGCACAGGAAAGACTTATATTTGTCAATATTGGGATATTATCCCATTTGTATACTATATTTTAGGAATTTTTCCCATAATGAAACAAAAAAATACCAAACCCATTACTTTACGTTTTTTACAGATCGAAGAAGAATCCGGAAAGAAGCCTAAAGAAATTGCTGAAATTTTAGAAGTGGATCTCAGCACTTATTACAAAACTAAACGCGGGGATATTGCGTTAACCACTAACTTTTTAATCCGAGTTGAATACAAATTAGGGTATGGAAGGAATTGGTTAGAATTTGGTAAGGGGAATCCCAAAATCGAAGAGGCGGAAATTTTATCAGAGATCGAAAGTCAGCTTAGTGTTTTATCAAAACTCAAAAACTACGACTTACTTCCGATTTTAAATGCCCTCCCTGATATTCCAAACGAGAAGGACAAAAACATGCTCTTGGATTTTTTAAATCTTTATGTTCAAAAATTTCAGTGATATTTTCTACAGCTTGATTGACAGCCGTTTGTAATTTTTGATTTCCTAGAAATATCTCTGATAATAGTTTTACTATGACTTTTCTGATTTCTTCCCTACTCTCTTTTGGGACTTTCTTTCCTTTCCGTTTCATATTTTTTCATCCATTCCATCTTTTTATGTCTTTATGGGACGATTTTTTCTTTTTACGCTCTATTCTTTATTATTTGGATTTTGTCTTTTTCTTTAGGTTTAGTTATATTCTTTTAAGGGGTTTTGGTATCCGTCTTATAGAGGGTGGATTTTCAAAGGGTTTATAGGAAAGTGCATCCGGATGCACTTTCCTGAGATTTTAAAATTTAAAAATTTTCTAAGATATTAAAATTTTATTTTCTATATTATGTCACTTTATTAAATAAGACGTATGGCGGTTTTTGTAATTTCAAACCCAAAAGGGGGGAGCGGAAAATCCACTACAGGCTATCATTTTATCATCGCTCTTTCCAAAAAGTCACAATCAAATCGCGTTTTAGCTGTTGACTATGATATGCAAGGCGATCTTACAGATGCCTTTTTTCCAGATGTACCTATAGAAGAATTTGATGAAGCTAATACTTTTACAGTTATACTAGGTGCAACAACGCTTACAGAATCTATCCGAAATACACAGGGAATAGATGTCCTAGTTGCATCATTAGAACTCGAAGACTTTGGATTTCATGCATCCAAAAATCAAGCCTTAGTTCCTAAAATCGGCGCTTTAGTAAGAAACTCACCCTATGAGCATGTAGTCATTGATACACCGGGCTCAGGAGCTTCAGAAGTTATTTCCGCTTTTATGGGCGCTGACTATATTATAATACCTGTTAAACCAACAAAATGGGCAACTCGTACCATAAAACGCGTCCTCAAGAAAGTCAATGCAGCACAAGATTACATAAATCAATTTCAAGATGGCAGAACATTAGAAGTATTCATTGTGCCGGTGCAATGGAGTCATCCGACTCATCCTTCCATTAGATCGATGAAAATTTATGAACAATTACGAGATTACAATAAACTCCTTCAACTCTTAAAAGAAAACGAATCTGGATTCGATTTAATTAAAGAGGTATATATTACAAACCCAATTCCATATATACAAGAGATGGATGATAGAACTGAAAATGGTGAACCGTTCAAACCTAACACAAAGGGCTCTGAATACTATGACCATCTAGTAGATGAAATACTAACAATACACAAAACCCGAAATTCAAAAAAAAAGACATCCGGATGTCCTAAATAAACGTTTAGTCAATTAGGTTTAATATGGCAAAAGATAGAATATTTGATCTCAGTCATTCTGTTTCTAATACTTCAAAATCCAAAGTAGAATCAAATAAATACTATAAATCCAATATTTATCTAAACCAACTAAATGGATCTAATCAAAGTCCAGAAGGTGAACTCACTAAAATACCGATTGAACTCATAGACGTCGCTCAAAACCCAAGAAAGAATTTTCCAAAAGAATCAATAAAAGAACTAGCGGCTACTATAAAATCCGTAGGTCTTTTACAACCAATTGTAGTTCGAAAAAAAGGAAAGATTTTCGAACTAATCGCCGGAGAAAGAAGAATTCGCGCATCGATTTTAAACGGTGAAAAATTTATTGATGCAATTGTAAAAAATGTCGATCAAATCGACCCGCTTATTATTCCAGAATATCGTTTAATAGAAAACCTTCAAAGAGAAGACTTGAAAGATATTGAAACAGCCCTTTCTGTATCTGAAATACGAGAAAGAAATAATTATTCTATATCTGACTTAGTAATACGATTTGGAAAGTCTGAATCCTGGATTAAACAAAAGTTAGCACATGCGTCAATGATAGACAAATTAATTACAGAAAAAAAAGTTAAATCGATAGAGACGCTTTCTGATATACCAACTTCAATAATTTTGAATATAAAACCTCAACTTGAAAAAAATTCAGATGAAGTCCTGTCCTGGCTACTTCCAAAAATTCAAGAAGGGCATATACCAAAGCGAAATGAAGTTAAAGAATTTACCCAAAAAATAAAAGAAAAAAACAATGTTGAGTCTCAAACATTTGATTCTAAAGTTAAACAGTTAGAAACTCTTATTAAACAAACTAAAACAAAAATTGAATCCCTTCAAAGCAAAATTCAAACTTACCAAAAACAAATAGACTCCATTAAGCAAAAAGAAAGATTGAAATTAAATAATAAAAAAATAGCGATTAATTCAGTTCAGAAAAAGAAAAAAAGATAACCATACCTTCAATAAAATTAACTAAGGTTTTTTAAAATTTTCCTTTAAGAATAAAAAAGAGTACCCAAAACTGTGCACCTGAATTAATGTACCACGTAGAATCTCATCCGAGATTAATCGTTTAATAGCCCGAGGGGAGATCAGAGCCCCCGAGGGCAACCTACATTAAAGTTCCAATAATTTAGTTATGTCTCATAAAAAGCTTGACATTTGTCTGGTACCACATTCTAGTCCAAAATATCTTAGGAGACATAACTAAGAAAAGGCCGCTCTGATATTTGGCCAAAATAAACGATTAGTCGAGGACCTACGCAAAGGCTCCATGCCTGACCCTTAGTTCCCCGTTTTCAAAATAGAGTAGGGTAGATTATTACCGTACCGTGCCCGTAGAATATGTCCGGTACCGTAAAATAGGAAAACAACGTGAAAAGTGCAACTTTACACGGAGGAACTTCGTGCACAGAATATTCAAACTATATAAAAATTGAATATAGTTTAGTTAATGGTAGGGGATTGACCGATCTAGATAAAATCGTAGCGTCTCTAATACACTTCTATTCCAAAAGACCAGAAGGCTGTACCGCCTCTAACGAACATTTGGCTTTTGTGTTAGAAAAAACACCAAAGGCAATAAGTGATTCTATTTCTCGATTAACTAAGAAAGGAATCGTTTCAAGAACAGTATATAAAACCAAAAATGGTTCTCGAAGAACCTTGAAATCTTTGCTTATTCCGAACTGGGCTTGGAATACTCCAAAAAAAGAAACTCAAACAATAACAGCCACGCCAGATTTTGAGAACAGCACTCCAGAAATAACAGATAACCTTCCTCAAAATACGGATTGCATGCAGTCCGCAAATTCTGGATCTGAGATAATAGTACAAAATGATAACCAAATAAAAGAGAAAGAAAACAACTCTTCTTTTGAAGTTTTGAAAAAGGAAACTGTAATCAAAAAAGTCAAGACCTTGATTGAAGAAGAATTCGGGGAATACGATGCAAACAAAGAAAAGAAGAAAGTTCAATCGATAAATGGAAAACTCAATTAAAAGATAAACATCCTGAAGAAATTACAGAAATAATACTAAAACACATCTCCCAGTTGATTCAAATTCGAAAATCTGAAAAATTCGGGTATAAGGAGTTTTGGCTTTCTGTTCCTGTAAATATTTCTTCTTCCTTTTCTTACAGGTTACAAATTAAAAATACGGCTTTGACTCTGTTGCCCAAGGAAGAAATAAAAACTAAGATCGAGTCTTTGAACAATAACGAAAATTCTTCCATGGGATCTGAATTAAAAGAACCTACATGGGAGGGATTTAAGATTTGGTATAGCAAGAGATTGCCAAGAACCAGCATTGAGACCCTAAACAGGCTGAAATATACATTAGAAGATTCTAAATTATCTATTCTCGATGAATTATCAGACTCATTAAAAAGGATCGTAAGAAAATATTTTAACGAAGAAATTACGACCCCTATTACAGTATTTTTCAGTGAATCTGAAGGAGAGGAAAAATCGAAAGAGAATCCAAAATTCCCCATTGTAGAGCCCGAACCAAAAGATCAAAATGAGTTTAAAATAAAAGAATCAACTCAAAGAATTTCAAAATCGATATTTCAGCCAGAAAAACAAAAGGAAAGTAACTTCAAACATTTCCGAGACTATATGTCGGTAGATAAAGTAATTAATGAGTTCATGGCTTACTCTTCGATAAAACTAGATCGACCAGACTTAGAAATCATTCGTAATCTAAGAATTCGTTATGACTTAGAGAAAATTGTAATCTTTGATTCTCCACCAGAGAGATTAAAAAATCACATACGAGAATACTTCTATAGCGATCCCCAAAAGGTTATCGCTATTCAGTTTGAGGAAAACAAATTCTATGTAGCAGCATAGTTATACAGCATTCAGCCTTAAATTTACATCTGTTACAGATAAGTTTTTAAGAAAGGAAGTATCTGTAGACTTAAGGTTAAAAAGTTGTATATAAGAATGAGTATCATAAGGATTTGTTTTGGCACAGAATGCATCGGAACCATAAGGAATTTCTTTAGAATCTAAGTGCCATTCTAAACAGATAGAGTTCCAAATTTGATCTTTTGCTTCTATAGATAATGTTCTTTTCAAAAATAAATAACCAACTCCGGATCTGTAAAATTGTCCATTGTATTCTACAATGTATTCGATATTTTCGACCATACCGGTATTAAAATTAAAAGACTTTCCTCTAAATCTACCGATTGAATTTTCAACTTCTTTACTGTTTGGGCCATCTGTCCAACTAACGCCATAAGTGTTAGCACCGTCTTTTTTAACACTAAACTTAATATTTGGAAATTTACTTTTAAGCTCTGCTCGTATAGCCTTACCTGATTCATTTGGGGTTAATTCTGGATATTCTTTGATCGATTTCATAAATTGGTTACCTTCTATATAAGAATAGTAATCCTAAATAGCAAAAAGTCAACACAAAAAATGTAATATTATGAATTATTTTTTATTTTTTTCTATTTTTTCCACAATTCCTATTAATGTTTCGAATTTAGCGATTCGATGACCATTCATGTATTGAGATATTTGATTATTATTATATTCGTGATCCGTTAACGTTTCGATTTCTATATAAGAACCGGAATTTTTGATATAAAGGGTTAGTTCTAAACGAATATTTTCTACAGTTTTCTTAATTTTTTGAATATCTATATTCGGATTTATTGAATTTAATTTTTGGTTCTTTACGATAATTTCTACGATATTGATTAATGTTTCAATTTTTGCGGTTTTTTTCCCAGTGACGTATTTAGCTATTAAACCATAGTTATATATATAATCCGTTAACGCTTCGGTTTCTCTGTAGGAACCGGAATTTTTGATATAAAGGGTAAGTTCCGAACGAATGTTTTCTAAAGTTTTCTTAATTTTTTTTATGTCCATGGGTATACTACGGTAGGTCGTTTGTTTGTAGTTTGGATAATTAGAGTTAAAAAATATCGATACTTAGCCTAAAACAAAATTCCGATCAAAATAACTAAGTGTGAAAAGATTCTTTTTAGAGAATTTTTTTGTATATAACTATTGTTTTTTCTTTTGTATAAAGAAATAAAAAGCAAAAATGTTTAAAAGAGAAACAAGGGTTATGGCCGAAATGATGATTACATATATTATTTCTCTTCTAGAGGAAGAAGCTAATTCTTGACGGTAATAATCAGATTCTTTGTTGTTTGCAAGTGAATGTATCTCTAATTTCAGTTCTTGGATAGAATCATATGTTTCTTTGACTAAAATAAACATAGCATAGTTTTTGTCATGAATATGAGAAGAAGGAGAAGAAACATTCTTTTTAAACGAGATGCTACTGAGGAGTTCGATTTCTTTTTTTAAGTCCTGATCAAAAGGCCATTTGAGAGAAGCTTTTTTTAAAAGTTCAATTGCTTTATCAATGTTTCCTTTTTTGACTTCCTCCCTGCCTAAACCAACCCAAGCAGAAGTTAGAATATATTCAGCATTTACGTCGGAAGGATTGTTTATAAGTAATGAAATGGCTAACTTTTCGGCCTCTAAATACCGTTTCTCTTCTAAAATTTTTTTAGCGTCTTCATGACCTCCGGACATATCTTCTGAAAAAGTATCTTTAACCATAAGAAGGAGAATTAGAAGAATAGAATATACAAAAATTTGAAAAATAGATTTCATATAGTTTTACCTGTCGATACGAATCACTTTGTGAGCATAACGGGCCCTTGGCATTTTTAAAGGATCTAAGGACCAATTACTGGCGATCGGGTTTTGGAGACCGATAGAATAAACGGAATCGGTGGGAATATTGAGTGCAGAAGCACCCCCAAAAACGAAAAGTTTTCTAGTTTCGTAAGAAGCTTCTACGCCTGGAAAATAAACAGAAACGGGTAAGATAGGACCGATCGCAAAAGCAGCAGTACCATTTTGAAAGAAGTCTGTTCTGTTCGATGTAGTAATAGACGTGATCGGTTGGAGTGTGCTCGTTCCCGTAGATCCTCCAATAACTGCAATCCATTCGGGGTCAGTAGGAAATGGATCTGAATTTAAAGGTTTTATACAAGTAGAACCAGCACCGTGTCTTGCGATTGTAATTGCAGGTTCACCCGCGGCGGAAGTGGAATTGATGGAAGGAGAAAAAGAATCCGAAGTTGCTTGCGGCGTCCCGTCGTTTGTAAATCTTCCTCCTGTAAAAAATATGTTTCCATTGAGACCACAGCCGGACATATCAATTCTAGAAAAGATAGCAGTCAAAGAAGTATAACTTTGCCAAAGACCATTTTGACCGATTCCAGGAACAAATCTAGAAACCGTATTTAAAATAGTACCTGTAGTCATATCGTTAGTCGTAGTACCAGAAATGATAAAAATTTCTTCTCCGATAGATGCGATGACTCCACCTTGATTGGCGACTGGCATATCTGAAAGTGTAGTCCACTGGTCTAAATACGGATCATACACCTCTGTCTTTTTAGATGCTACATAGTTGGCTCCCTGTTTTTCCATTCCTCCGATGACATAGATTTTATTTTTGTGGGAAACTACGTTTGCAAAAGCTCTAGGGGTGGGAACCGAAGTTGCAGTAGAAAACCAAGTAGAAGTAACCGGATCAAAAAAATCAATTTCTTTGACTGGAAAAGAATCTGCACCAATTCCACCCACAACCCAAAGACCACGGGTTCTATTTGGGAAATCACTAATCCAGGTTTTAAAAGAAAGTGGAATACTTTGCAGATTCTTAACGTCCGAAGAACAAAAAACAAAAGCTAAATAGTCCGTATTGGATTCTAAGTTAGGAAGAGTCATAGAATGAATTTTAGAGTTTTCTAAACTAGTCACAACGGATTCAAAACCAGACTTACCATACAAAATAGAACCTGGTAAAGAAGTAGAACACTCCCAACTGACAGTTGCCGAACGAGGACCGATCTGGGAAACAAAAGCAAAATTTACTTTTTCATTTTGTGCGTCGTGTATGTTGGACAAAGGGGAATTCAAACAGTTTTGAAAACACAAAACACTAACAAAACAAAATACAAAAACAGTCAGCGTTTTCTTTTTTAAGTCTAAAATCATAACAAAATCCCCCAAGAGAAACGAATTCCGGACCTACAAAAAGAATCTCCGGATTCTACAGTACACTGAGAACGAATTCCGAGTCTGAGTCTTGAGCCGTTTCCAAATTCAAAAGCCCAACCGAATTCACCTAAAATTTCTGGATCGGTTCCATTGAAAGAACGAGAATCATTTTTCCACTGAACAGAAGTGATTCCCCCTCCAAATAAAAAATAAGGAGCGGAGGCACCGAATTGTTTGCCTATGTAGAGAGATTGATTCCAAAGATTGATAGAACCCTGTGCACCTGGAGCCACGGAGTATTCAGAGAGAAAACCAAAAAACCAGAGAGGATGATTTAAAAAACCCTTTTCGATAAAAAGGCCTCCTCCACCTACACCCGGATTTGTTTTGTGGGAAGGTCCTGTTGTAGTTTGAAATAAAAGACTACCACCTACATAGAGTAGATTTTCCCCAGATCTACCGGAAAGATATTTGTCTGGTAAGTTAGGAGAATCATTATCTAAAGAGTTTTCATTTAAATTTTGAATTTTAGATTTTTCGATTTCTACAAACCCAAGTTCGGTTCTAAAAACTAATTTGTCTTTTTTAGTTTCAACGATAATGCCTCGGATCGAGGAACCGTCGTTTAAACGGAACTCAGAATAGAGATACGAAGACTCGGGGCCTTTTTTATTGTAATCGATTCTTTGAATCTCAGACTTTGGGATTCTATATTGCCTACCTTTCCAACGAACACTAATTACATCCGCGCTTTCATTTACCTCTTCGATTAAAAAGGCTTCTCCTGATTTCAAAAGAAGTTCGGAAGCAAATAAACCGGATTCAAAGGTCCCAATACATGCAAAAAATAGAATATAACGTATTAATTTAGCTTTCATATAATAAACTCTTGAAAAATCAAGATCCAAAAGTTTAAATTATGTTATTCTTGTAAATAGTTAAATATTTTTTGCAAATTTGAAGAGAATTAAAAGTTTTTCATATTATAACCATTTTAGGATAATTTAACAGGTGGGTTATAACATAATAACTTTATATTTCCTAGAAAAGTGAAAAAAGTCTTCCTAGGATTCCCTAGTTTTTATATTTGTGTCACAATATCACAAATTAAACACTTTGTTAGGTGATAAACGACTAACAAAGTTTAACAATTTGTGAAGTAAAAGAGCTGGGAAATCTTGTATGAAACGTTATGTCGGATTTATTTGTTTCAGTGTGTCATTGTTGTTTATATTCAATTTTAGTTTATTATCAGGAATTCAGAATGTATTTAGTTCAGTGGCTTCTGCAATTGCAGGAGGAATTCCCCAAAAACTTCCCCTTTTACAAGCGGGTCCGGATGGATCTGCAAACACTGAAATCGAAATAGAACTACCTCCCGGCAAAGTAGTGCCTAGTTTATCTCTTAGTTACAATTCAAACGGAGGAAATACAATTGTAGGAATGGGTTGGAGTCTAAACGGACTTCCGACCGTGACTAGAAATCCTTCGTATGGAATTGGATACAACGGAAAGGATTCGTATGTTTCTAGTTTGGCGGGAGAGCTGATTGATATTAGTGGAAATAAAACCGTCTATCATTCTAAAAAAGAATCGTATCTAAAATTTGAACCACAGGGAACTTGTGGGGACGGTCCGTGCACTTGGATTGCAACCGACAAGGATGGTAAACGATTTCTATTTGGAGGAACGATTGATTCTAGAATTGCGGCCTTAGGAAGAACCGCAGGATCGATTCGGGAATGGGCGCTTTCAAGGGAAGAGGATTCACACGCAAACGGTTACGACGTAAATTACACTCCAATTGATGTAAATAGCGGAGACTATTATCCATCTACGATTACATACAATGACAGAACGATTCGTTTTAATTTTGAAAATCGAAACGACAGAATTCCAAACTATTCTTTAGGTACAATTGAAAGAATTCAAAAAAGACTGGATACAATCGAAATATTAGTAAGTGGTAACGGATTTAGAACTTACGATCTAGACTATACCTACGGACAGGTGACTGGAAGAAGTATATTCAGAAAATTGAAACAATCTGGAAATAATACATTTGGTTCTGAAAACTTTGCAGATTTAGATTTTACATACACAAATCATTCCGGAGGTTTTAGTCCTGGGAATATAACCTACCAAGATTTAACCAATCGGGCTAGTATGAATGTATTCATACCTAACATTGTTGTGGATGCGATGAATTTTATTTTAAACGGAAATCTACCGTATCATCCATCCGCTTTGGATGCAAACATAGACGCTTCTTTACAGTATATAGTGAAGGTACCTGTACCGGACAGAAACGCTTGTAGTCTTGGACTTGCGTCTTGTTTGTGTGCTTTACTTCCGGTTTGTTGGGGAGGCAATCAGCATTTTCTAGAATACCTTTCGGGAAATTGCTGGAGCTTTATGGGCTGGGGCGGATTAGGAGCTTGTGATTTTGGCGTAGATTCTGCTTTGACAGCCTGGTTACCAATGGACTTAAACGGGGACGGGATTACTGACTTTGCAACTCTTAACGGAAATGAAGCAGATGGATCGATTCATTTGGTAGGGCATATCCAAAAAATTGGACAGCCAGCGAGTTCATTCAACGGTCCTAATATTCCAATTCACTACAATACTTTCTATCAGGTTGTGGATCTAAACGGAGATGGTAAGACGGATTTTGTATATGAAGACGGAGGGAGGCTCTGGGGAGTGTATTCTACGGCTGGAAATTTTAGTTCTCCCGTATTATTTGGAAATGTAAGTTTAAATTCTGCAAATAGAGACATGCACGTATTCAGTCCGTATGAATACAAGTTTCATTACGGGCCAAATAACACTACACCACTTGCGGGAGACAGATCGGCCAAAGATTTTTTTGGGGATGTAAACGGGGATGAGTTAGTAGATTTTATTCACAACAACGGTGGAAGTTTTTCGATCTATCTCAACCGAGAAACCTATTTTGACAATCCGATTGTAATTGGAGGAGGAGGGGACTTTTATCTCAATTCGATGATTGATTTTACGGGAGACGGTAAGGCTGACTATGTACAGCTTGTTCAAACCTATGATAATTCTACTCTAACTACGTTACAAGCTCAAAAATCAGCGTTAGACACATTGATGGCACAGTATCAAACAGAACACGCAAGGGTCAAAGCGGTAGTGGATCAAATGCCTACACCTACTACACACGCAACGATCGACGATACCGAGTTTCAAAATCTATTGGATTATTTAACCGCAAACGGATATGAGCCCTTGTCTGATTCTTTGGAGTCCGACGGAAAAGACTATCCCTATACCCCTGCGCAAGTAGCAAGTTTACAAACATTCCTTGAGAATATAGTCAGTGCAAGAATGAACTTTGTAGGTCAACAGAGTTATGCAATCAATAACCAAATAGCCGCAATCTATGCACAAGGAAACTTAGGACAGGCTACGTATGCTTTGCAGGTGCGAACATTCAATTTAACTAATGGAACTTCTCAAAATGTAGTCTATCCACTTTTTAATTCTGTCAATCCTGATAAAAGTACACTTGCGGATGTAAACGGGGACGGTGTTTTGGATTTTGTTTCTTTTGTAGGAACTCAAAGTATCGTTTGTATTTTTACAGGAAACGGATTTTCAAATCCGATTGCGACCAATCTAAACGCCGGAAACGGTAAAAACCTATTAGACTTTAGCTTTGGAGAGGTCAACGGAGACGGAATTTCTGATTTAGTATTGTTTAATAAAGAAAATCATACTATAGAGACGTATCTTTCAGTAGGAAATGGAACGTTTAGTTATAGTTCTGGTTTTAGTTTTGGAGTTTTTTCCACACAAGAATATACCGATTCGAATGGAATCGAAAGATCCGATACGTATCAAATCTCTTTACAGGATATGAATCTAGACGGGATTAGTGACGTAAGTATTGCGTTTCTATCTTTAGACAAAACCTGGGGTGGAATATTCTATCGTTACAATAACCCCCGAAATTCGGGAGAAGACCAACTACTGAGTGTTACAAACGGTGCGGGTCAAAACTCTCAAGTGCAGTATCAGTTAAAAAACACTCATCCAGGGGCTTTACAGCCAGGAACCGCAAACTATCCGGACGGACCCAGTATGAATCCTGGTTTTTTAGTCACTCAGACAAGACAGGATCTGTCCAACGGAATTGTTCATACAACAAACTACGGTTATACGAACGAAAGACATATTCTAGGAACTCGGAACATTTCTAGGAGTTTAGGTTTTTCGAATATTCGGGAAACGGACGTAAATACGAACTTTTACAAAATCACGGATTATTTTCAAAACGACTATCGTTTGGCCGGTGTGGTGCAAAATCAAAGGAGTTACAACGCTTCAAATAACCTAACTGGTTCTACTACCCATTCCGGTTTTAGTTTTCCAAACCCTTTTGGAACGGAGATTGTATTGCCGGGGGTTGTAACGAACAGCGACTACAAAAATGGAACATTAGTCGAAACTTCGATTCAAAATTTTAGTTATGATTCTTTTGGTTTTACGACGAGTGTAGTAGAAAGTTTAGGTTCCCATACAATTACAAATACTTCTCAAGTTTCCAACAATGTGGCCGGTTGGAGGATGGGAAGGGTAGTGAGGTCTAGAAAAAACGTAGACGGCACTTGGGTAGAAGACGTTTCCCTTGGATATACTGGGGACAACTTGACTTCTAAGACAATCTTTCCTTCGAGTGCTTCTCCTATTACAACTACGTTTACATATGATACATTCGGAAATGTTGTATCGGTGACAGAACCTTCAGGAGGAGTTTCTTTAATTTCGTATGACGTGGTATTGAATCTATTTCCGGTGACAAAAACAAATGCGCTGGGACACGTCACGACTTCAAACTATGATTTTGCGACAGGTCTTGAAACTTCCACAACAGATCCGAATGGTGCGATTACATTAACAAGCTATGACCCTTATGGAAGAAAAGCAAGTGTAACGTATCCGGGGGAGGGGAGTCCAAACGAAACGTATATCTATTCCAATACAGGGGAATATGATCTAACGAATTTGAATAACAATGAGTTTGTGACTAAAAGTATCCGAGACAATGTAAGTGGAAGTGTGAACGTTTCTAAAATTTTTACAGATCCTTTGGGAAATACGATTCGAAGTGAAGCTAACACTGCACTGAGTGGAATCAATTCGATTGAAGAAAGTTTCTTTGATTACACAAAAGGTGTCTTGATTCGAAAATCCAACGAATACTATACTAGTCTTACTCCACAGTTTACAACCTATCAATACAATGATCCTGACGGAGAATTGACCTCAATTTTAGAACCGAGTGCCAGCGGTACAATTCAAACCAGTATTACAAAAACTGGATTTACGGAAACTAAAACTTCCACGTTTCCAGACGGCCAAACCAAAACAGAAATAATCACTAAAAATGAACTCGGGCAATTGATCAGTAAAACCGAAAACGGTAGGACCATTTTAACAAATTATTCTCCGTTTGGTGCTATTTCTTCGGTTGCGGACGTGGGTGGTCTTACTACCAGTTTTGTTTATGATTCATTCGGTAGAAGGATTTCTGTTCAGGACCCAAATTCTGGAACGATTTCTTTCTCGTATGATTCTTTGGGACGTTTGTATTCTCAAACAGATGCTAGAGGAAAAACGATTACTTTTACGTATGATTTACTCGGAAGGCCTTTGACTCAAACCACAAACGGACCGGAAGCGCCGGTGCAATTTGTGTATGACGATTCAAATGTTCCATTTTCTAGAGGTCACCTAACCAGTGTTACAGACGGAAGTGGAAGAACCGAGTTTCGATTTGATCTAAAAGGGAATCCGATCCAAAAAACAAAATACGTAGATGATATAACTGCAATTTTTAAAAGAGACTATGATTCTTTAAGCCGTCCGATGACTGAAGTTCTACCGGATGGAACGAAACTACACAATTTTTATTCATCTAACGGAACTTTGTCGAGTATCACAATGGACACGGCGGATGGAACGAGTTCCGGCCACACTGTAGTTTCATATCAAGGTCCGTATTTAGATTCGAATGGGGTTCCTAGTCTAAGAAGGACTTCCGGAAACGGTGTTACGATGGAAATCGGTTTTGAGCCACTCGACAAAAAACCTCTGAGTGTGGTTTCTAAAAAACCGGATGGGACAGTCATTGGGAATACGGAATTTACGTATGATTCAAAAGGATATATTACAAAAATAGAAGACAAGTTAAACTCAAGACGGACCCAAAACTTTACTTTAGACAACTTAGGTAGGGTGACCCAAGCGGTGGGTAAATACGGGACACAAAACTATTCTTTTTCAGCCAATGGAAATTTAATTCAAAAAGGTGCATATACTTTAGGTTACACGGATGCAAGCCATGCAAATGCTGTGACAACTGCTACAAGTGCCAGCACGGGGACATTAAACTACGGATACGATGCCAGTGGGAATATGGTTTCTCGTAACGGGGACACTTTACGTTACGATTCGTTTGGCAAGTTGATTGAAATTACACCCTATGCTACGAGTAATTCGATTCGAAATGTTTATGATTTTCAAGGAAACAGAGTCAAGTCAGTCTCTGACATTACTTTGATTTCTACATATACGTTAGGAGAGAACTATGAGATTGTAAGAGAGCCTGGTAAGCCGGAAAAACATACTTTGTATGTTAAAGGTTTGGAAGGGGACTTAGTTGCACAGTGGACAAGAGAAGACGCTACGTTACGGATTTCTGGAATTGATTTGGAAAGGGATCGTTTGGTTTTTGGGAATATTTTTAGTTCTATTTTCAAACCATTTTGTAAGGAAGTGACTGGGGATTGTGGAACATACTACAAAAATCGATTCGAATCTGAGTTTATTGGAATATTTGGATATTCTAAATTATTTCAGGTTGGAATACCGACCCCACTTTACAAAGCGATTTATTTCTTGCTATTATTAGCAGTTATTTATTTAGTATATCCTTATTTCCTAAAGAGTAATTTACTTTTACAAAATCTCGGTTGGAAAGGAGTCGGAACTCCGGCCCTGATTTTATCTTTGTTTGTTGTTACATCTTTGCCCGGTTGTGGAGTGTTACCCGGAACCGGAGGTAAAGATGGTGACCCACCTTGGGTTCTCGCACTTGGTGCTAACGTAGCTCCAGGAGTTCCTAGTATTCAAAATCCAGGAGTAGGAATGACAGGTGGAGGAAGTGTAGGAGGAGTTCCGGTAACTGGAATGTTTTTCTTTCATCCAGATCATTTAGGATCGATTACGATGATCACAGATGGTGCAGGAAATCCAGCTTCAGGACCAGAGCCAGGAACAAGTTTTGTATCGTATGAACCGTATGGTTCGATTATTCGTAACGATTCTTATGGTCCTGATATTTTCCGTTACAAGTTTACAGGTCAAGTAGAAGACAAAGAAACAGGTCTTTACTTTTACAAAGCAAGGTATTACGAACCTATTTTAGGTCGTTTTATTCAAGCGGATTCTGTTTTAATGCCGACTAACGTGAATGGTCTGAATCGTTATATGTATGTGGATGGTAATCCTGTGAATTATCGAGACGTTAGTGGTCATGTGAGTGGTTCTGGTCTTATGCACATGGTGAATCGGATTATCGGTCATGCTATGGGGAAAGATTTTAATTCTAAGGGCTTGGACAAGAAGTTAAGTACAAGCGGATTCTCTACAGGTGGAAACCGTTTTGTTAAGAGGGGATTTAGTGCACCAAGTAAGGTAGGGACCAAAAATGCTTGGAAGCAGGCAGTGTTGGCAGGTTTACAAACTAATTGGGATTTAAACGCAATGGCTCAAGGATATTATTATGGCCATAAAGACGCAAAAGATAAACGAAAACAGCAAATAAAAACAGGTTGGGGTGTAACTACTATGGCGACAGGTGCAGTAGTGATGTCGATCGGGGTTGTAATGGTTATTAAAGAAAATTATTGGGGAGCAACAGTATTTGGAATTGGAGCATCGATTTTTAGTCATGGATACGATTTATACAAAAATAAAAATTCCAAAAAAATTATTTGGTGTGGGGCAGAATCTGGGAGTTCCCCATATTGCATGTATATAAATTCAGATTTAGGGCTGGGGGCTAGTAGTGAAGCAGGGAATGGAAGCAACGGATATGCAATACCAATTGAATACTACTAAACAAAATTATGCTTCTCTCGGTTTGTTCATTTTCGTAGTTGTATATCAAATAAATTGCATATCTTCGTTTTATAGTCGAAAAGGTGTATCTTTATCGGATAACAAAAAAATGTCTCCGATCGAGATGAAGATATTTGTTAATTCGAATATTTCGAACGCGTGGACCCGTGAGAATTACGAAGTAAGCACCTTAATAGTTGATAATGTATCTCACGTTTTTTCGGACTTAATTTATAAAAGGCTGAAAAGTAACAGTCAAAATAATTTATTAAATTCGGGAGATACGGGGATTGAGTATCAGGGAATTGTAAAAATTAATTATTACGCCTCTATTTATACTATTATTATTCAAACACCTATATTAGGTTTATCTTATGGAATGATACCCGCTCTTCTGCCAATGAGGCATAATATAGAAATTTATTTTTATGACAAAAGTGGTAAATTGGTTTGGTACAGAATAACAAAAGTAGATTTGATGAGTTATTTCGGAGTTCCCTTTGTTTTTACTTCTCCCTGGTATAGTCAGCGAGAAAATTACGTTGACTTATATCAAGACGTGATTAATCAAAAAATTTTAGAATTCAATAATGAGATAAGTAAAAAATAAAGTTGTTGATAAACTCCATAATTAAGATCAACAAAACTGCTTCAATAGCTCGTTTCCATATAATGAAAGTAGACGAAGAGCTAATTTTTCAACAACTCTAGTGATTATTTTTTATGAATTTAAGTCAATTTGAGTATCAAACAGAAGAAACTTCAGAAGATAATTATGTTTGTATAACAAAAGTAACAATAACTATTTACGGAGAAATTTACATCCCTCCCACGAAGCATGTAGAATGTAATAAAGATGAGGAGAAATGACATTATGAAGATTATATGTTATTTATTGATTTTGATTATAATCTTGTTCAACTGTAATCCTACTAATAAAAATGATGATTGGAAATATTTATTATTAGCATTAACGCAATATGGTATTGATAGATATAATCATCAAGCAACACTATTGTCCGATGGAAACGTACTAATTTCTGGCGGCAATTTGTTTACAGGTATATCTCCACCGGCGTCTAATAATTTATTTGTATATAATTCAATTAATAATATGTTCGAAAGTTATTCTCCAATGAATCATTCACGTAGTTCTCATAAAGCGATAAAATTAGTAAATAATGATGTATTGATAGTTGGAGGGTATTCAGGAGAAAATGGAAGTCAAACGGTTACGGCTTCTACAGAGATTTTTCATGAATCAAATAAAATGATAAGCTATGAATCAAATTTAAATTTTCCGAGGTATCAATTTGATATATTAGCTTTGTCTGCAACAGACTATTTAGTTTGTGGTGGGTCTAATCTTGAAGAATCTATATCAAATTGTGAAAAGTATAATATTTCCACAAATATGTGGACAATAGCGGGTACATTAAGTTATTCAAGAAAATGGTCAACTGGGTTTCAAATAAGTTCTACGCAAATTCTTTTCTGTGGTGGTAATATTGCACCAAATTGTGAATTATATAATACTACAAATGATACAGTTACAACTTCTGCTTCTTTGAATACTGCAAGATTTAATAGTCTCGGCATAAAATATAATTCTTCTAAAATAATATACATAGGTGGTAGAAGCAAAAGTACAAATTTAAATGCTTTAAATACAACTGAAATTTATGATATTAATACTTTATCAATTTCTTATGGACCATCATTGCCGTACGGTGTTTTTGAGTCTTCGGGGATATTGCTTAATGATGGGAGAGTTTTAATTTCAGGAGGAACGGACTCAAATGGTAATTTTATATCAAATCTACTAATTTTTAATCCTATAACTAATTCTATTTCGTCGATTGGAGATATGAAAATTTCTCGTTCGAAGCATGCTCTTACATTATTACAAAATGGCAAAGTATTAATAACCGGAGGATTGACCGGGGTTGGTAATTCTAAATACGCGGAAATATTTGATCCTATGACTAATAGCACATCTTTAATACCAAGTTCTATGCCTTAATTCAATATTAGAGTTGTTGAAAAATTAATCCGCCACTTAGCAAGGTATTATGAACCTATTTTAGGTCGTTTTATTCAAGCGGATTCTCTACAGGTGGGAACCGTTTTGTGCATAATCCAACTAAGATTAGAGGGATGAGAGATTCTACTAAAGGAGCCATTTTAGGCTATTTAACCACAGGATCTATTGGAGGAGCTTACGACGGATATATGTGGGGAAATGCTAAGGATCAAGAAAAGATCGATTCAAAAAGAAGTAAGGTTAAATGGGCTATCGATATAGTAGATATTGTTGGTGATATAGCAACCCTATTCTACACGAAACATCCAATTTGGGTTACTTATACACTAATTAAAATGGGGAGATCATTAACTGATTTAGTGGATTACTCAAATACTATGAGACATAGACCTAACGTCTCCGCATGTAGTTATATGTTTTTAAATAACCATTTCCCAAACGCACTAGGAGCATTTGGAAATGATAATATACTTTTAAATTATCAAATATCATACAATTGTATGATAGGAAGTTCAACAGGAACCGGCGGAGGAGCATTTGGTATTAGTATGACTGGGGGTATGTAAGATGAAATTACATCTAATGATTATATTTTTTTTTCTTTCCAATTGTATTTATGCAAGACATACGTATGAACCCAATGAATCGAATATTTGGCATTTAAATAGAATTTGTTTAAATTTTAGTAGAATCGAATTAGAAGTTAAAATATTAAAAGAGGAAGGAAAATTTAGATATTTTGACAGTATAGATATAAATTCATCTAAATCAATGTTAAATGAAATTTTAAATAATAATATATTAAATAAACCAAATTATAAACTATCAATTAATTATTATGAAAACGCCGAAATTAGATATAATGTTTTAAATATCTTAGGAATAGTTACTACAGGAATATTTCCTGTAATATCAAATAGAGTTTCTAAGATTGATGTGGTTATAATTGATGAAAAAAATAAGATAATATTCTCAAAATCGGAAATATTTAAATGGAATGCTTATTTTGCGCTTTGGGGTGTTATTATATATCCAATCTCTAATGTTCAGAAAATTCATAATGAAATCTTAGAAAACGCAGTTAGTAATAGTATTTCAGAGTTTTGTATATAATTTAATTTTATTGAAAACAATAACTTAAAAAAGTATCTAAATGAAAAAATGTATTACGGTAATCCTGTGAATTATCGTGACGTTAGTGGTCATGTAAGTGGTTCCGGTCTTATGCACATGGTGAATCGGATTATCGGTCATGGGATCTCATTTGGATTTAATGCGTGGGCTAAAAAGGCAACATTCTACCCAGCTCCTACTCACAATTTGAATAATAAATGGAAATATGCAATGATTGAATATATGAGAACTGGAACATTAGAAGGGGCTTTTAATGGATATCAATTTGGGAGTGATTTAGATACAATTAAGAAACAAAAAAGAAGATATTTTAGAGACCAAGCATGGGGAACAATTCTAGAAATAGGCGGAGTCGTTCTTATCGCCGTTGATCTTATAATATATGCGTCTGATGCAGGCGCATTGGCATGCGTGGGAGCAGGATTGATAGGAGCAGGTGATTCGATGAGGCAAAATGCTGGGAAGCCTTTACGGGATAAGGCGGTAGTTTGCTATTTGTCTAGGGATGCTAGTACAAACAATCCCTCTTTTAAAAACTTACAATTTCAAATAGAAGCAAGTTGTACAAATGACAGTAAGCAAGATTAAAATATTTATTCTTTTTAGCCTAATGAATTTAGGATGTATAACTGTAGGATTTTTCAATGAAGCAACTAGTAATTTGAAGGAAGATTTGAAGATAACTAAAATTTTTAATCCTAATTTTCAGTATAAATATACCCGGAGACATTTTGATGGGTCAATTCAATTTGAAAAGGTATCTGAATTTAATAAAATTCCGTATTTTTCAGATACTGAAGGTCTTGAAAGAATTATCAATATTATTGGTTTTGAAAGTAACTGTAATTTAAAAAAAGAAAAAACATTAAAGATAATTATTAATGAAGAATTAAGAAAAAATACACTTTCAAGGACATTGGTTTCTGCTCTCTCGTTATCTTTAATTCCACTATCGGGTAGCTATGAATTTAAAATAGAGCTTCAATATGAGAGCGAGAATTCAGCGGTAGATATAAGTAAAGATGAGATAGATTTGAAAGTTTATACTTCAATTTTATTTCAATTTGGTCCTTCAATAATTTGGCCTCTCAAATCGGAGAAGCAAAAAGTAATAAAGTTTTTAATTGCGAAAGTGTTAAAAGAAAATATTCATAAAATTTGTGTAAACAAATAAATACACAATGACAACGTTCACTAAACGATTTATTCCCGCATTAAGGATCGATGCGTGGTCAATTTGTAACTTTGTAGAGGGGTTCGGAACATGGTTGAATAGGTTTATGAGAAATGATTCATATCAAAATTCTGCAAATTATGCAGTTAATTTTGTACTTGGGTTATTCAGCAATGGAAAGGAATGTAATGATAATTTTGATAAAGAAACCTGTTCTATTATGTTCGCAATTGCAACAGGGAAAAACCAGCGAGATGAATCAAGGTATTATAACCGGGGTAATATGTTTAATCGGAATCGCCCAACGAAAATAGATATAGGAGATGAGGGAATTCTAATATATTTATGGTATCGAAACAGAGGCTCTGACAGCGGTGATGTAAAAGATGGGAATCAAAATCCTGTGCCAGAACATTGTGGAACTACAGGTACAGGAGAATAATGAGAAAAAAAAGAATTAATAATTATTTCTTAAAACACTATGTTAATTTTTTAAACATAGTGTTATTGGTTATATTAGTGAATTGTAATCATGAAAGCACACCTTTATTTTCTAGTGAACAATTAATTACCATTCAATTACTTAGGAATTTAGGTTTTCAGGGTAGATTTGGGCATTCGTCAATAAAACTTTTAGATGGTGGTGTGTTTATATGCGGAGGATCTAATGGGATGGGTACAATTTATAAATCTTGCTATAGCTTCACCGAATCTGATAATGTGATAAAGAATTCAGGAGATATGAATTATGAAAGGACATCATTTGCAATGCACCTTTTAAATTCAGGAAAGGTTTTAATTGCAGGAGGGACCACTTATAATAACCTTTTAGTTCGTTCGATTGAAATTTATGATCCAACTACTAAAACCTTTACAATTGGACCAAAGCTAAATCTTGGTAGAGTTTATTTCGCGTCTACTAAATTAAATAATGGTAATATTCTTTTTTCTGGAGGCATTGGGGTAGAAGGACAAATAACTAAGTCTATCGAAGTTTTTAACCCTCTGACTAATTCTATTGTATTGAACAACGTTGAAATGTTTACAGCAAGGTTTTATCATACTGCAACAACTTTATCATCGGGTAATGTATTAATAACAGGCGGGACTGACGGCGTTAGTTCACAACTTTCTTCAACGGAAATATACGATCCAAACACTGGGTTATTAACTATGACCGGAAGTTTATTACGTGCGAGGTCCCGTCATACTTCTACTTTGCTTAATAATGGTTCTGTATTAATTACTTCAGGTAAAGTTATAGATGAAGAAAATAAAATAACGAGTTATGAACCGTATGGAGAAATTTATACACTTGGCACAGGAATGTTCACTTTAACAAATACAAGAATAAATGTGCCGAGAAGATCGCATACAACAAATATTTTAGAAAATGGTAATGTTTTAGTTTGTGGAGGGTATGCGTTTATGGAAAATAAAAATACTTCTAAACCTACTTCATCCTGTGAGGTATTTCAAAATACAGATAATATATATGTAAAAAACATAAATTTATTAACAGCTAGAGCTAATCCAATCTCAGAAGTATTAAGTAGCGGAAAGATTTTTGTTTTTGGTGGTATTGAATCTGATGGCTTTTTTGAAAGTGATATTAATACAGATAATACAGGTGAGTTAATTGATTTACAAACGAATCAGATAAGCAAGATTTTTATAAAATAATTGATTCTAAAATCTTAAAGTTATGAAAAAAGCTTTTTTATTTAGTTTATATTGTCTTTATTCAAATAAATTGCATTTCAGTTTCACAAGAAAATGCTAAAACAATTAAAAACAATATATCTTCTCAAAATAGTAATCAAAATTTAGAGATCAATGATCTTAAAGAATTTGCCATAAAAATGGATACATGTATTAAAAAGTGCAATGAGCAAAATTCACATTCCTAATTTGAGAATTCAAACAGAGAGAAATGCAAAGACAGTTGTATTGATTTAACAATCAATAGAGTTGGATGTTATATGTATCATCGATCATCAAGAAGTAACGAATTAAGAGCACAAACGACAATATAAAAATAGAGTTCAGTTCCCTTTTCAAAAAATAAGGGGTAAAAAATGAAAAACATAACAAAATTACTTTTATTAGGAATCTGTCTTCATATAGCTTTAAACTGTAAAAAAACGGACAATACAAACGAAGAAACATTGTTATTTCTACTAACGGCACAAGTAGCCCAAAATTGTTCGACTCCTGAATTGAAAGGGGATAATATACCACTGAAATTTACACCCTATACAAGTAGAATCAATCAATACATGGGGAGCCTAGGATTTTTGAGTAACTTTGAATTTGGAAGAAGAATTGAAATGGATATGAAAGAATCTCTACCTGTACAATATACTATCAATTTTTATAATGCCAATAGTCCCTGTGACGTACCTCAAGATTATAGTAAATTTTTGAGTTCATATAATTTATTTTCACCAAGAATCAATAAAAAGACTGTATATGCAACACCGTTGTCCGGAAATCTAATGGCATTAGCTTCTTCGTATGGATCAAGTAATACAAGTCCAACGGATATAACTTTGAGTATAGAGTCAAGTTCAGTCTGTAAGAACCCAACAACAGCAGACGCAACACTTAAGACTTTATCATTTAATTACAAAACACCTAGTTCGTTAACAGCTATCAAGATAGATTCATATATACAAAACCAACAAATAGTATTTACATCCAATGTAACGAATATAGGGTCGGGTGGTTTACAAATTGTAGTAGTGCCCGGAACAGATGCTTGTTATCCAAGCACGTATAAGACAATTAGTTTCAATCAAAACACTCAGAATCAAAATCAAGTGAATTGGAACTCATCAACCGCATCGGGTCCACTTGTGATTTTAGTACAATACTTTTCGGAAACTCAGAACACAGCTCCGAATGATATAAAAGTACAAGTCCAGTAGGTTAAACAAAGAAATCTAACTTATCCGAATACGTTCTTTGGTTCTTCTTGAGTTTTTCAAGAAAGAATAATGAGAACCAGAAGGCCAATTGTTATTTAATATAAATGAATCAATGTTGTGCGAAAGATCATAAAGATTTTCCGGATTAAATCGGAAGACAAGTTTCTAAATAAAATTAAAATGGTATTCAATTTAAAAGATTTAAGAATACGATTGTACTTTTGGTTTTTGTAAAATTGTAAAACTTGAATCTTTGTTTGACTGAATGTAATTTTTAAGATCCCTAGGGGATTTACCTGTAAATTTAACACAAGCCCTGTGAAAAGAAGAAGCAGAATTAAAACCACATTCAAGGGCAATATTAAGTAAATTAAAATCGGTTTTTTTCTCCATAAAAGTAATTACCTCAACAATCCGATGATAATTTAAAAAATCAGTAAAACTCATTTTAATAAATTTGTTTAAATAATTTGAAGCTTGATGAGTAGAAAGACCTAAGTCAGTGGCAAAATCGGGAAGTCTAATTTCTTCGTCTTTAAAGCCTTTAGAATCTATAAAATGATTCAATTTAGTTTGAATTATTTCTAAATCGATTCCTTCTAATATATTTTTAGGAGGATATTTATATTTTTTTTGTTCTTTAGTTTCTATATTTGGAATGGTTTCAAATTTATAATCTTTGACTAAGCTAACTTTCGGAATTGTAAAAGTAACCTTACTAAATAAAGAAGGGAAAAAACGTTCTAAAATAAGTGTATAACAAATGACGGAGCCAGGGATGATTTCTGCAAAGAGAAAGTAATCTTTCTTGTTAAAAATCGTTCCAAGAAAATCCAAAACAAAACAAATAGAAATTAAGAAAGATAAAAAGGGTAGGTTGAAAAATAAAATCGATTTGTTAGATTTTAAAACACTTCTTAAAGACCAGGAAAAAGTAAAAATAGAAATTCCAAATCCCAGAATGTCTATGAAAGATATAAAGTAAAGTTCGGGAATGAAATAAGAAAGTAAAATTGTAACGGGAATGATTCCTAAAATTCTTTTGCAATGAATCCAAGGATTATCTAAAGAATCTAATATATAGTTAAAACAGACTAAAACAGCCAAACTAGAATAAAGAACCAAGCCATAGTAAGAACCGATTAAAACCTTATTTTCGTTACGTAAGGTCCCTTGATCGATCAGGATACCGTTATTTAAAATCAGAAAAAACGCGGCGGATTGTAAAACAGAACCGTAGGATTTACTAAAACCATCATTTGAAAAAAGTTTAGAAAACCCTAATACAACCCCAAAAATTACACCAGCAGCATGAAAATAAAAAATACCTAACTCTAAAGTATTTTTGTAATTCTCAATTCCGATTGTATTCATAACAATTCTATAAAAAAATTTGATTTAATTTTGTTTTAAACGAATCTCCTATTTACTTTCAGGATTATCCGGAAAGTAATTGAGGGCATAGAAATTATGTTTATTTATGATTGCTAAAGCCTTACGAAAGCTATTGTATTTTAGAATAGCTTCTTTGTCTTCGTTATAGAGCGGTAAGCCTATGTATCTTGAGAATTCGTTTAACTCAGATTCTGTGAAGTTTAAGGGTTTTATATTAAAATAGTTGATTACCATAAATTTACTCCGAATTTGGTTTTTGAAATAATTTATAAAATAAATAAGTTAAGTTTTCAATAGACAAAAGGATTCAAAATATGAACCAGATTTGTTTAAAGGATAAGGATTTAAAAAATTCGTATAAAAAGAAATTTTTGTATTAAAATTGCTAGTTTTAGAATTTATTTCGGATCTTGTAAGTAAATTGGGACGCGATAAATATTTTAAAAAAAGATATATTTTATGAGTTTTGTTTAACATAAATAGCCGATATACATTATATATACTTGGATCATAAAGCTTCTTTAAATTGGGAGCATTACGCAAAAGTTAAATGAAGAGAGTTTTAAAAATATGTCAATTAAAAAAATAACCTTAAAAGATAAAGATTTGGAAACTTTTGAACGTTTAAAAATGGCATGTGAAAAGCTCAAAGTTAATAGAAACCAACTCGCTCATATTTTGAGGATGCATCCCTCAAATGCGACCAAGTTACTGAATGGAACAGTAGTGCTTACCTGGGCAAATGCTGAACTATTTCAGTTTAAGACAAATGTTTCAGCAAATTGGATTATGCTGGGAACTGGAGAATTTTGGTATAAATCTGTTAAAGATGATAACGAAGGTATGAGAAATTATACTATAACAATAGTTAAAAAAATACTTACAGTTAATGGTTTGAATAATGTACTGGAAGACTTTTTAAATTTATCAGAAGAAGATCAGAAATTTGTAATATCAATGATTAAACATTTCGGTAGAAAGTCTTAGTAACAATTATTTTATATATCTATCATATCGAGATGCAATTCTATGAGCGGTTAGTTCAACTGGAATTTTTCTATTTACTAACCAATGGGCTATTGTACGAATCATGTCATAGGTAAGATGAGTATTCGCTTCAATACGGCTACATTCATAATCAAATGGGTCTATAACAGAATATAATTTTAAGATAGGATTCAAGGTTATTTTACTAAGGATAGGTACTCTTTTACCGGCAAATATTTCTTTTCTAGTATGAAAGGCGTCGTAGTGTAGGATTGCTATCCCCCAAAATGCGATCCAAATTAAAGTGGCAATATGAATGTACGATCCAAGATATATTCCAAAGAAAGGTAAAATCCAAACTAGAATAATGATAATTAATAATGCGATAGAAATCCCAAATAACATTAGAGAGAATCTAACTCGGACCATACCTATAGAATTAATTAAACATTTTGCAAGTTTAAAAATACTTTCAGAAATCCAAAGTATAGAATATAGAATTAATATATGGTAAGCTAGTTTAGGCTCGTGCGCTAAAGTATTAATATCAATGATTTTTATCAAATTAAAGCTAAGAGCTGAAAGAATTAAATAAAAAATAATACAAAATTCTATTATCTTTCTTAAAAAGGAAGTCTTGTAATTTTCGTTAGTAAGATTATTAACTAAATGAGATAGAAAGTAAGGTACAAATATAACTGAAATTAAAATCCAGTTAGGAGCGTAAAGACGAATGTTATAGGGTATGAATTGTCTACATCCAGATAATAATGTCCATGAACCAACAAAAACAGCGAGAAAGAAAAAGTTTTTTCTAGGTTTAATTAATGGATTTCGAATTTTTTTTATATATATTCCTAACACAAAAATAATAGAAGAAGTTAAAAGAATTAAAAATACTGACATATTTGTGACACGAAATAATTCGAGTCACCATAATTTTGTCTTAATTTTTTGTAAAGCGTCTTTATTAATTTCAATAGGAGTAAGGTAAACCAACTCTCCAGCATGATAACTTTCTGGAAAATAAACTTCTTTTACATACTTTGTTGAAGGAACCGCACCAATCGAAGAGTAAAGTTTTACAATCGAGTTTACTTTTTTGTGATAAAACCCGTAGACCATATCAAAATCTTTATCAAGACAGAATTGTGCTACAACATGAAATACATCTACAGCAGCTTTAAAACCTTTTATAGAAAGTTCAAAACTAACAGAATTCCAATCTGCTATATTATTTCCAATAACTGCATACCTTTGAATAGGGTCGCTGTCTTTAATAATTCCTAATTCCAAAGGAATTAGATTATTTGGTTTTTTTTCTACAATACGCATCGCGGCTAATATTTCAGAACCCTCGCGGACATAAAACCATGTAGACCAAGGATCAAGATCTACAGAGGTATATAAAGATTTTGTATATCCGAAGTTATTAAAAACATCGCTAGTAAACTTTTTAATATTATTTAATTCTTGTATGTTTTCTAATCCAGATAATCGGATTACATGAAATTTTTTAACGGATTTTTGTTTCTCGATTATTAGAGACATAACATAATTATGTCACATTATAACCAAATTTCAATCAATTTATCTTTATTTCGACCTTTAAGTTATAACTTAGGTTGTGATAATTCGAATATGTTGCCTCAATTTTAAAAAAGGTATTTTAAAAAACCTAAGAAGAAATGACGCAAAACCTTTTAGAACTTAGTAAATAAAAAATTTCCTCACAAATTGACTAACGTAGAAAACGGGTTTAGATTTGTAGGATGCAAAAACGGGGAAAGAAAAACCCAAAAACAAAATATCTGTATATATCCCCGATCAAAGCCGGATTTCCTTCACCAGCAGAAGAGTATTTAGAAACGGTATTAGATATAACGTCCCTCGTAATACAAAATCCAAATTCAACCTTTTTCGGAAGAGTAAAAGGAAATTCAATGGAAGAAGAGGGAATCAAAGATCAAGATATAATTGTGATCGATAAATCAATCAAACCACAAAGTGGAAATATAGTCGTATGTACGATAGACGGGGTATTTGTAATAAAAACATTAAAAATAAAAGGGAAAAAAATAGCATTAGAATCTTCTAATGCAAAGTATAAAGCCATAGAGATAAAAAAAGAAAATGAATTTGAAATCTGGGGAACAGTAACTTGGACAATCCATAAAGTTAGTAATGTTCGCACTCGTGGATTGTAATTCATTTTATTGTTCTTGTGAAAGGCTGTTTCGACCAGAACTAAAGAATAAACCTGTCGTAGTATTAAGCAATAATGACGGATGTATAATATCAAGGAGTAAGGAGGCAAAAAATTTAGGAATTAAGATGGGAGAACCTGCATTTAAAAGGAAGGATTACTTTGAAGAAAATAAAATAGAAGTATTTTCATCCAATTACGCACTTTACGGAGATGTATCGAAAAGAGTAATGAACGAATTACGAAAATACACAAACCAAATGGAGGTGTATTCAATAGATGAAGCGTTCTTAAAACTAACTCAAAACACAAAAAGAGAATTATCCAAAATAGCCAAAAAGATCAAAAAGGAGATAAATAGAAATATAGGAATCCCTGTTAGTATAGGGATAGGTGAAACAAAATCGTTAGCCAAAATTTCGAGCCAACTTGCTAAAAAAAGTAAAGAAAACATATATATAATCAAAGAAAAAGAAGAGAGAGAAGAATCATTAAAGAAAGTAGAAATCAAAGACGTATGGGGAATTGGAAGAAGTTATGAAAAATTATTAAAAAGAATCAATGTACAAACAGCATACGACTTCATAAAATTAAATCCTTACTGGGTCAGAAAACATTTAACCGTAGTAGGTGCAAGATTACAGTACGAACTAAAAGGTTACCAAGCATTAGATTTAGAAAAGGATATAAAAAATAAAAAAACTATCTCAATCGCTAGATCCTTTTCACAAACTCAAACTGAGATAGAAATCCTAGAATCAATCGTAGCAACTTTTGCAAGTAGGGCTGCTTATAAACTCAGAAAACAAAACGGTTATACAAGTTTAATAAGGATATTTATTCATACAAATCCATTTGCAGAAAAGGAAGAAACGTATTTAAAACATATAGAAATAAAACTACCCGTACCAACACAAAGCACACCTGAAATCATACATTACTCTTTGGAAGGACTCAGACAAATCTATAAGCCAAAGCTAAAATACAAAAAAGCGGGAGTCATTTTAGACAAAATAACAAACGAAGAAAATTATCAACCGGACCTATTTGATCATGTAAGGAGAGAAAAAGAAAAAAGACTCAATGAGAGTATAGATCAAATAAACGAAAAGTTCGGAAAAGAAAAAGTAAAATACGCCGTCACAAATAAAAAGAACTCATGGACATTAAGACAAGAAAGATTGTCACCTCGATATACGACACGATGGGAGGATATAATCAATGTGTTATCATAATTCCCTAACGGAGGAGTCACAAAAATTAGAAAATCGATATAACGCAAAATTTACGATCAAAGAATATAAGCCTATATACCACGAAAACGGATTTAACCATAACCTGCGTCCAGTCATTACAAATCAATACCCGAATCAATTCCAAAGTTTTCAGTGGGGACTAATCCCTCACTGGACAAAAACTTTAGAGGATGCTTTAAAATATCAAAATAATAACCTAAATGTCAGAACGGAAACTATTTCAGAAAAAAAATCGTTTCAAGAGGCAATTTTAAAACATAGATGCCTTGTTCCCTCTACAGGATTTTTTGAATATCAAGAAATTAGAAAGAAAAAATACCCCTACCGAATCTATTTAAAAAAAGAAGAAGTGTTTTCACTGGCTGGAATTTTTGATATATGGACCGATCCACAATCCAATAAAATATATTATACATTTTCCATTTTAACTACAGAAGCAAATCCACTTATGAGGCAAATCCATAATAGCAAATATAGGATGCCTTTAATTTTGCCGTTAGAAAAAGAAACAAAATGGATTGATCCGAACATAAATCAAATTGGAGAAATTAAAAGTATGTTTGAGATCTATCCTGAAAGTGAAATGGATGCGTATACGATAAAACTAGAAAATGATCCGTATAAGCCAAATCGATACAAATACTATTATCCAGAGCTTGAACAAGAACTATTGTTTTAACAAATTCATATTAAAAAAACAAAAATATATAAATCTAATTCTAAAAAGTAAACAAATCAAAAAAAGTTAGATTCCAAAAATGTAAAATTGTCTGTGGATGATTTGTAATAAAAAATTGCCTCAGTTGAATGAGGCTTGAAATGAAGATTAAATAAATTTACCCAAGAAGTTTAAAATCCTGGGTAAGAAGACTACTAGAACTATCGGTAAAAAAATTTAGGAAATTACTAATAAATTTGTTATAGAATAACCAAAGTAAAATAAATTTAAAAGATGATGAATTGTAAATGTTCAATTGTATCAAAAGAAAGATAGAATTAGAAAAAACGAAATTACTAAAAATATATCTATAACCAATTAGAAGAAATTGAACAAAAATTATTTATTAATAATAAAATTCCTCAAAGATTAAAAAGAAACCCTACGAAATGAGCGTAGGGGAAAACTTGGAGAATGGTATGACTTAAAACTTATTTTATTAATTAAGTCAAAACCTAAACCACGAAATTTTTTTATATAAAAAACCACTACATTACTAACAGTGTAGTAGCTTTATGAACCCTTAACCATTCGAATAAACGGAGTACCAAATTATTCGAATATAGATAACTAAAATAAATAGAAAAAATGAGTCAAGAATCATTACAAAAATAATATAAATTATCAAACATATAAACAAGCCATAAAATTCTAAAAACTAAATTAGATATTTATTATCCTATAATATGACTGTCAAAAAAGATACTTTTAGATATAGATTGAATAGTATTCATATTATATAATATTAATTTATGAATAAAAAATGCCATGAAATATCATAAATTAATACCAATAAACGTTTAGTAAAAAATACTACACTTTTAAGTGGTAGTCAAAAATTTAGTATTGACGTCTTAAAAAGACTACGTTATCTACTACCCAACAATTACACCAATTAAGAGGACAAAAGTAATGCAAACCCATCTAGAAGATAAAACTTATTTAACGGTTAATTCAAACGGCGAAATTTCCATCGATAGAATCTCAGAAGAAAAAAATTCTACACCAATAAACGTTTATACAAACAAAACTCTTAGATTTAAAATACCGTCGAATGTGTCCGACCAAACAATCGAAGAGGCTATAGATGAATTAAAACTATATTTTGAAAGATTACATCAAGGACACTTATACGAAAATGGAAAATGGATTTTAACCCAAGATTCCAAAGAAGTATCGTATTTAATCGAAGAACATTTGCTTAATTTACCAATAGAATTTATAGAATAATACTATAAATTAAAAAGAATCTAATATAGATTATTCAGGTATTTAATAAAAATGATAAAGACAAACATAAAAGACGATCAGATAAGTGTTTTTGTTGATTATAATACTGAGTTTATAGAAAAAGCAAAAAACTTAAATGGAAAGTGGAATCCAATCGAAAAGTCATGGTCTTTTAATTTAAAAGACCATGAAGAAGTAAAAAATGTATTACGGAATATATATGGAGAAGATGGGGAAAGTTTAACTGAATTCGTAAACATCAAAATTCTAACAAAAGAAAACATTACATCATACGACAAAGGAGGGATTACACTCAAGGGAAGAGAAATTGCAAGAGCATATAATAAAGATACAGTAAAACTAGGGAAAACTGTAAAAATGATCTCTGGAGAGATAGATTCCGGAGGCACTTCTAATAAAGTATCTACTATAATCAAAGAGAATTCAATTTTCTTAATAGAAGATTTTCCAAAACTACTTTTAGATCAAATAGACGATAAATTTGAGCTTTTAGAAATCATACCAAGCGAAGAAAAATTTCGCTATTTGTCCAAAGCGGACCTACTCAGTGAAAAAGAAAGACTACTCAAAAGATTAGAAGCATTAGAAAAATTAATAGAAAAAACAAAATAAAGTAAAATGAACGTTGAATAAATAAAAATATTAACCCAATTTTCGAAAGAATTTATAAGGTTAGTGATTAAATATAACTTCGTTGATTAGAATAGCCCTATAGTTTTTTGGTATCTGTTCAACTCATGTCATAAATTAAATTTGTGCGTGAGCAAATAAAAATACGTAGTTTTGATCTTAAAAGCATATTTAGAAATTTGCATCTCCGATTCTATTTTAAACGCTAAGGGTTATAGTTGGTAAAATATTAAGATTATTCTAAATTAGAAAATTAGTAAGCTATAACATGAATACTATTTCGTATAAAATTTATATCTTGTAATCCAATATTCAAACCGAAAATTAAAGAAAAAATATTGATAAATGTTTAGAATAGCAAATTAAGAAACACTAATTTAAATGACAAATTTAAAGAAAACACTCAGAAGAAAAGACAGAAAAAAAATTAAGTCCAGACCCGAATTGCTTTGTGATGAATTATTGACGTTGCTACCTCATTATAAAGACGTTTTAAAGGTATCATTAGAATATAAAAGTAGTTGGAATAAATACGTTTTTGCTCCACTCGGGGCCTATTTTCCAATTTTATTTGAAGGAAAACCAAAATTAGATCCAAAATTTTTAGTTAAAATGAATCTACTTCAGCAGATGGCTGCAATAGTGCCATGGAGTTTGTCAAAATCAATTTATAGATTTACGAACGAATTAATAGAAGAGCTAACAAATTCAGAACTACCTGAAAATATTCCATGTGAAGCTTTAAAATTACTACCATATTGGTCAATATACATAGAATTAACAAACCAAGAAATAAAGGACTGTAAAGGTTTTTTTGTATTTCTGGATTCGATAGACGGAATAGACGAGCTACGTATATTACTGGACTTTGAAGATAAACCACCTTATCTATTAAAGCTTTTACTAAAAGATAATTGCAGCATAGAAGAGTCTTTAAAATTTACTACAGATCAAATTAAAACAAAATATTATGGAAACATAACTAATAGCATTTTCCCTTTTTTAGATACTTCTAATGATCTATTTATAGAGTATTATAAAGTAATAATTCCAATAATATTATATATAAACTCAGAAAATTCGGAAATAACTGGTAATTATTCTTATAAGGAATATAAAAATAGAAATAAAGAAAAGATGGAAGTTGGAAATAATCTAGAACCAGCATCCCAAATAAACATTTGGGAGGCTGGAAAAAATTTCAGCGAACATTTAAGATTACATAATAATAGTACAAAAATAATAAATAAGGAAAATACGAAAAGTCCGCATATAAGACGATCTCACTGGCATCATTACTGGGTCGGAAACGGAGACAATCGTAGATTAACTTTGTATTGGCTTCCACCTATACCAATAAACGTTTAATAAACTTAATATAATACTTAAAAATTCTAAGACTTTATTACGGACCTGATAGTTGTCTAAAACTACGGATTTATATTCTTTGAACCAATTCCAAAGAAATAAGATATATTAAGAATATTAACTATAGCGAATGTGATAAAAGCAAAAAATAAATAGGAATTTACAATGATTTTACAAGATATTAAAAAACTAACGTTAACCAATAAATTCAAAAAATTTTTAAGAACGGCAATTAGTTTAAATGTAGTAGATCCAAAGGATGATTATAACTATTTAATTAAACCAAGTCAATTCACTTCCAGAATAAAATATGCAAGAGATTTGATAAAGAGTCGTCGAAACGATCTTAGAGGTGCTTTGAGATATTTTGTAAACCAAGAAATCGATCAGTGGGCAACGAGTAAGGGATTTAAATTCATAGGATATAGATTCTGGGGCAAATATGATTTTGATATATTACTAAAATGGTCAAATTTAAAAGGTGATATAATTTATAAATACTCCCATAGTGATTATTGTTTTAAAAAACTATCAAAATTAAAAACTGAAGTTTTGGTTTATGATTTTATATACGAGAACGGAATAAAAATAACAAAGATAAAAAATGCCTCGGAAGAACAAGACGCTTACGCTAAAAGACATTATAAATAAGTCAGTATAATTAATTCCACTATTGAAATTATTACAATATTTAGAATAAGTTATTTCATTAAATAATTACAATTTAAGATCGGTTCAACTTGGAATAATATATATTCCGACATTAACAAAAGTTATCATATTATAAAAACCTAACATAATCCTTCCTTTTAGCCATATATAATTTATACAAAGATTCGAAATAAGTTTAAGTGCGAATTAGAGCGTAAGCACTCTTTTAAGCCATTACCCTATAAACATTATTTAATTTAAGTTAAATATAGCTATTTTATGTTAGATCCTTTATAAGGGAGGTGGATTGAAACAAATCGAGGAAATAAAATATGATCAAAATCAACCATTTTATATTTTACTATTTCTATTATTCGGATGCTTAAAAATAATGAGATGTTTAAACTAGCTAAACCAATATCTATATATCAAGTTATTAGTTAGTAAAAAAACGGAACTTAACTCTATATTTATAAAATATAAATCTATATTAAAAACGAAACCTTGAATTATATAAAACTGTTTGTTTTTATGGAATAGAAATATTATAGATTAAACTCTGTAAAATTATGAATAAGCTCATAATCAATCTTTACATTATAAAAATACTTTAATAATTTGGATTTAAGGTATATTAATTGAATTTTTTAAAAGTAGGTGAACCTTTTCTACCAAATAAAACAAATTGGCCGGAAAAGATATTATATACAAGCGAAAATGGTGCGCACAATCTTATTATTTTTATGAGCAATCCTTCATTAGAAGAAATTGAATCAGTTCGAAATGGTCAGCATAGTTTTGGGCTATTCGTTGAAGAAAATATCACATTTCTGTTATTTAAATTTGAACCAAAAATTAAATGGTCCGATGCACCTTTTATTCCAAACGCAAATGGCGAAATTCCTTTCTTCGCTGAAAATAATCAAGTTCCTATGTTAAATATCCTTTATGTAGACTCTGTTACCGGAATATTAAAGACATATAGAATGATTGGCTTAGAGGAAAAATTTTCAAATATTTTAAGAGAATCAATTTCGAAACAGTTACTTAATACGATAAACCCGAATAACTTACATCAAAGAATAAATAATATTTATAAAAAGTATCCTCGATCAGAAATGATGTTGAATAATGCAATATTTAACGGATAAAGCGGATGATAAAAAAATTTAAATCTAAAATAGGAAATTAAGTATTTCTTATTTTTAAAAAGTGAACAAATGTTCATTTATTGGACATAATAATGATTATCGGAAGTTAATCTTTTTGACTTGGGCGCGTCAGTGTTGTCAGCAAAAAGAATAAAATGGAATTGTTAAATATTATTGTCAGACATATGCCAATCGCATTAATGTATTCTGTTAGTTTAATACACTAAGAAATTTATCAATGCTACATAACATTAGTTTTCAAAATTATAAAGCTTTTTCAATAGGAAAAATTAAATTAAAGCCGATCACAATTCTCCTTGGGGCAAATAGCGTCGGGAAAAGTAGCCTAATTCAATTAATCCTTTTGCTCCAGCAAACTGCCCAAAGTGATGATACATATCGATCGGCATTGAGACTTCATGGCGGCTCAGTCAACCTAGGCGAAGGACTAAATTTAATTCATAAGAGAGATATAAATACTCCGTTAGGACTTAGTTTTGAAATCGAAAGTGCTAATTTCAACGATTCATTAAAGAACGATGTGCTCTACGATTTGATTAATGAGTTAAGCAGTACTTATTTATCAATCAGATCACGAATCCCAAAAGATACAAAACTTAAATCACTTCTTACAGAGAAAACTATATCTTCTTTAAAAAAGAACGGTGATCTAAGCCGCGGAGCACGTAAATTGGGCATTCGCACTGAATTTGAAAAAGATACATTCGTTAATTTAATTGATTCATTGATCGAAGTAGTTGAATTCATTCCTGAAGAAGAGTTAGGAAATCAAATCCATCCTGATTTCTTTTTGATGAGGTATTTAGGGAATCGCATAAGATTACATGAACAGGGCCTCCGGTTGGATAGGTATAAGAATTATAGAAATGATTACATAAGGATATTCGAATATTTAAAATCATTGAATGACTCTAAAGGGGACAGCAAATATGAAATAAGTTATTTAATGAAAGTTTCCGGGAACAGCTTATATGTGAGTTCTATGAAAATTGTTAATGCAAATAAAGTTATCTTAAAGTTGGACTTTATAGAGGCAACACAAGGTAGGTTAGAGTTGCATTCTATTGAAAGCGATTATTTTGAAGATATAGATTTAACAAAGAAGGAATTCAAATACTTACGGAGGATAGTAAGCTACCCTACAACTTTGTTTTCTTTATGTGATCGAGATGATTACGCTACAAATAGCGATACTTATCCAATTCTAGCTCGATTGATTTCCCATATTACTTCGATGACTAGTCAATTGGTAGCTAGTTATTTTGAAGGTGAAAAAATAAATTATGTAGGGCCATTAAGGGCGCATCCAAAGCGTTATTATATTTTAGATAAAGCTAAAACAAATGTTAGCGTGGACATGTTTGACGGAGATGCAATCGCGGAAATACTAAAGGATAACAACAAACTTACTAATAAAGTCAATACTTGGTTAAAAAAATTCAATCTTAAGGTGTCGGTTCAGGAATTACATAATGTAATTCATAGGTTAGTAATTGAACAAAATACTCTTGATCTAGATATTACTGATGTAGGATTCGGTATCTCTCAGATTTTGCCAGTCATAATTCAAGGTTTTCTTTCTGATGATAGTAGCACAACTTTAATAGAGCAACCTGAAATTCATTTGCACCCTAAAATGCAAGCCGACCTTGCTGATTTATTTATTGATATATCGAAAGGTAACGGGAAGAGGAGAAAATATTTCTTAATTGAGACGCATAGCGAATATCTATTAAAGAGGTTAAGACGTAGGATTTCTGAAGGAGTTATTTCTCCGAATGATGTTGCTATTTATTTAATTGATCCTCAGTTAAATGGAGCGGGCGCTTTAATAAAAGAGTTAGAAATTGAAAAAAAGGGACACTTTGAATGGCCTATAGATTTTTACGGCGGAGAGCTATTAAATGATACTGTTGAATTTCTAAAAAATCAATCAAAGGGTGTTGACTAATGAGTTGCTACACCATAACAAAGTGCGCTTTGGATAGCATAAAATTACATAAGCATTATATAGCAAATATATTATATATCTTTACACAAATGAATGCGCATAAAGTTGCAATTGACGCAGGAAATAAGGTTCTGAATTTATATAGAGACGTTGCGGCGTCGAATGAATTTATATCAGGTTGGCTTTCTTTGATGTCGCACGAACCTTCTAATTATGAAACTATAGAAATAAATATTGAAGAACACGAAAGTGAATTAAATATATTTCTTTTGGTCTGCTCTGCGACTGCAAAGCAAAATAAAATGATAGTATATTCACATCAAGCATTATCTGAGTTTGCAATTGTACAGAACACTCTCAATTATAGAGGTAAGGATATTATTGTATTAGATAGAGATGACGCCGTAGAGGAGTTAAAGCCTGTAAAGAATGTGACCTATGTATCTTTGACTAACTCGGTGGGTGCATTTGATGGTTCAACGATTCAAGACACCAGAAATGAGGTTGAGTGATGAAAACGAGAATAGAAAATTCTATAGTTGCAGACAATAATTCTAAAATTATTAATACAAATAATGTAAATAAAAAATTTATTATACATAAGGAATCTTTGTTGATAGGGTTTTTTCTAGGAGTGGCCGCTTCTTTATGCGCTTCTGCATTGTACGATTTAATAAAGTCATATTTCTTTTAAACGAAACATAAATTACATTATCGGAAGTTAAGCAATCAGATAATAAGTAAATATTTGAAATGTCAAATTTCTACTTATTCACACTTTTTTCTATCAAAAGAGTACGATAATTCCGCTAAAATGGATCAAAGTGGTAGCGTATCAGAAGTTACAAGCAGTTCCCGTATTGACAGGAGGCCTATTTTATTGATAATAGTCGCTGAACATGGATTTCCGTATTGAAAATAGTCAATTGGCCGTTTTTTTTCCAAAAATTACTTCTATTAGACGATCCGTATTTGATTTAGAAGAGCTTCTAGGAAGTCGCTTCGTGAAGCCATTTACGATGGTGCCGGTTCCAGATGATGCTCCAGAAGAAATTCCTAGAATTCAGGCAAGATCATTGAATAATCATTCAAATCTTAATATTTCTCAAACGAATATTAGCTTAGTTAGTAACTACGATAATGGTTGGGAAAAAGATTGGAGTAAATGTTTAGAATACATCCAAACGAATCAGGATTTGTTATATAAAATTTCGAATAGTTTATCTAATGCCTCTTTGTTATATTGCGGTTTAACAATTTCTATATTCTTTCCATTTGAAGATGAAAAGCATGTTATGGAACATATAAATAAGGTTTTCTTTCCAAGCAAAAAGTTAGATAACCTGCATGAATTTAATTTACGATTTGCTCATAAACAAAATGAAATATATTTTATAAATTATACTTATTCATCCACAATAAAGTATTTATTAAATAACATTTTACTTAGACCGATTGCTCCGTATTTAACTCCGCAGGAATATGGATTAACATTAAATATAGATATAAATGATCGATATGGATTTAACTTTAAAAAAGAATATACTTCCGATAAAGAAATCGGCAATAAACTATTAGAATATATGAATATAATTCTAACAGAAAAATTGGATATACTCTTTAAAAATGGAGATTTCGAATTATGAATTTATTAAATGAGCTAAGTGTAGTGACAACACTCGTTGTTGCCCCAGTTAAGAAAAGTTTTACGAAAACTCAACTTTACGAAACTTTCCAGCCGGGTGTTTATCCTTTGAATGTCGCAATGAACCAAAGTCAAACTATGCTTCCAAACAATTACTCTCTGACACAAAGCGATGTAATATTACCTTTTTTCGATCTGACTCCGAGACCAATGCGTGATCTTGATGCAGAGGAAACAGAAAAGTATAATTCGTTTATTAATTCTAAGAAGAAAGTGATCAAAAAATCAATAATATAAATGGGATTTTGGAACCGGGAGAATGACTCTAAGATTACGAAAGAGTTTATTGAGTTATTTAAGAAAGCATTTCCGACAATAGACCCTGGTCAATTAAATTCAGTAGAGGAATTGTTAAAGCAATTCAGGCGGAGGGATTTTTCATTTCGCGGAGGATATAAACCTCAGTTTGAAGAAAATATTTATATTCAAGTAACCAGAGACCCTCAGCCAATTTTAATGCAAGGAGATATTTTAGATAAATTTCCTATATTGATTGTAGATAATAATGGCGATTTAATAGAGTTAGATACGCCCTCAGTTATTCTTTCTGCATCCTGCGATTGCGAAAATGATAGTAATATTCTTTTGGCCGGGTGTTTCTCCTTTTCGGAAATTAGAAAATTTGTTAAGAGTGATATTGATCTATCAAATAACCTATATTATAAATTTTTTACATTTTCAAATAGTTCCGATGAGGCAAAGTCACTAGTAGCAGATTTTTCTAAAGTCACAAGTTATTCGAAAGAATTGATCGAAATGAGATTGAAAGAAGGTAAGACTAAAAAAATTGCATCTTTAACTCAAATTGGCTATTATTATTTTGTTACGAAGCTCTATATTCATTTACTTCGTCTTGAAGATAGCAATGCAATGGAGTATCGAAAATAAATTTAATGTCCACTTATTTCGACGAAGGTGCATTGAACATAAATGGCATTACCAGAAGTTAAAGCGTATAGAATTTACAATTGAAGAATAAATGTCGTTTATGTGTTATTTCAAAAAAAACTTGCAAAAATTACCTTAGTCATAAATGTAACGTCCAGATTTGGGGTTCAAAAACCTCTTATTTCCAAAGGTGATACATGAGTGAAACATCCAAAAGTAGTCTTGCAAAGAAAGTTTCCGTAGTAATAAGCGCTTCCGTCGCAGCAATCTGGGGGTCTGTGGACCATCAGGCTTCTATTACGGAATCTAAATTAGCTGAATATGTATCTGGAAAAGATCAGAAAGCCCCTACCTTGATTTTGCGTAAAATTTCGAGCGTATTAAAAGGTACATTATGGGTACAACATAGATCACATAGTTCCCATCGATCTCATTCTTCGCATCGTTCTTCCCATAGAACGTCAGAGTCTGAATTTCAATCTACGGAATTAACTTAATGGATGTAAATACCGTAGTTGAAAAAGAAATTAATATTGTCGTTGATTCGAATATTTTCTCTCGCGATTCAATTTTAAAGTGCCTTTATTGGTATGGAGATAAGTTTCATGTTGAAATCAAATTCGATAATGATAATTATTTTATTATTTTAAATCCATTTAATCCGGACGAATGGAGTAATGAAGACATCCTATTTTCTCATCGAAAGTTACAACAAGACTTACTCGATTTTCAACTCAGAGATATTGTAACAAAAGAAACGAAAAACATTAGAGATTTATTAATTGCGAAGGCATTTTCTAATGGAGAGTTTGATGAGCTTCCCCCAGGTTTTGTTTCTGATCCGGTAGGTTTCGATATTTCTAAAATTTCTAATGTTTGAGGCCAAAGCAGAGGATCGGTCTAGAAAATTCAAGGAATTTGAATTTTATGATCAGAATAAACTTAGTAGTTTTTTCTTACTCCCATTTCGATTTCATAGACTCAATTCGGAAAAAGAAATTATAGTAAATGAAGTTGGAGATTCCCTGATTCTGCAAAAGGGAACCGTTGAGAAAATAGTTAAGAAACAAATAGATAAACAAAGAGACGAACGTTTATATACTGAATTAATTACAAACTTCTTCATTTCCGAAGTACCAGTTGATCCTTTAATAGATGTATTGGCTACTCGTTATAGAACAAAAAAATCATTCTTAGATGATTTTACTTCTCTTCATATTTTTGTCGTCTCATTACGTTGTGAGCACACTTGCCAATATTGCCAGGTTTCCAGAGTAACTCAAGACAAAGATCAATTCGATATGTCATTCAAGCATATCGATAAAGCAATCGAGCATATGCTCAATTCTCCTAGTCGCAATATTACTATGGAATTTCAAGGCGGCGAAGCACTTTTGGCGTTTGATAAAGTTAAATATGCTATAGAAAAGACAAAATCTATTTCGAAATCTATCGAAAAGAATATTAGATATGTAATTTGTACAAATCTTGCTCTACTAAACGATGCGGTGTTGGAGTTTTGCAAAGAAAATAAAATTCTAATATCGACATCGATTGACGGCCCAGGTTTTTTGCATAATGCAAATAGGAGAAGACCAGAAGGCAATAGTTACGAGCTTGCAATAAAGGGAATTGATAAATGCAGAATGGTTTTAGGATTTGATTCAGTTTCTGCCTTAATGACGACAACTGTAAATTCCCTTCAATATCCTACTGAGATTGTGGATGAATATTTCAATTTAGGATTCAAAGGTTTATTCTTACGACCCATTTCTCCATACGGATTCGCCCTTAAAAATGAAAAAAGAAATAGCTATAATACTTCCGAATTTATTAATTTTTATAAAAAGGCTCTAAATCATATAATCGACTATAATTTGAAAGGCCACTCTTTTAAGGAAGACTACGCTACCATTATTTTGAAGAAAATCCTAACTCCATTTCCTGTAGGTTATGTAGACCTGAATTCCCCAGCTGGAGCGATTACGAACGTTATAGTATATAATTATGATGGGAATGTTTACGCGAGTGATGAAGGCCGAATGCTTGCAGAAATGAAAGATCTAACCTTCAAAGTTGGTCATTTGGACGTAAATACTTATCAAGAATTATTTTATGGAGAAAATGTTCAAAGAATCTCTCGTTACAGTGTAAATGAAAGTTTACCCGGTTGTTCCGAGTGCGCTTTTCAAAGTTATTGCGGAGCAGATCCGGTTCATAACCATGCAACGCAAGGTGATATGGTCGGATTTAGACCAACGAATACTTTCTGTATCCGCAATATGGCAATCATAACTCACATCTTTGAACTAATGGAAAGTAGACCTGAGGTAAAAGAAATTTTTGAATCTTGGGTTACAGATAACTGATATGAGGCTTAGAACTAAAGGAACATCGGTCAATATCGAGAAGCCAATCGTTGGAAAGGTAACGCGATCTGAACTGAAAACGAAGGAAAATTCGATTTTAATTGTAGATAAGGAAAGTCAGTTTGGTGTCTTCCATGATTGTGATGCTCTATTAACTACCAGTAAAGATCTAAGCTTTTCTGGTTCGAAAAAGATCATCCATAGCATACCGAATCTTGATCATTTATCAGAAGGGGATATAGTTGCACTTACTGACGACGGATTGATCGAAACTCTATATAGGCCGACTTCTCCTCATAATACCCTCCTATCGACGGAAAGATGTAATAGCAATTGCTTAATGTGTTCACAGCCCCCTAAAAATAGAAATGATATAGAAAAATTATTTTATATTAATAGTCAATTACTGAATTTAATTCCGAAAGATTGTGAAGAGCTTGGTATTTCTGGCGGAGAGCCAACGTTGCTCGGTGAATATTTTTTTAACATTTTGAATCAAATTAAAGAAAAATTACCCGATACGGAGATTCACGTCCTCACGAATGGAAGGACATTTGCATGGGAAATTATGGCAAGGCGTCTTTTTGAAATCAGTAACAATAGAATTATGCTCGGTGTTCCAGTATATGCAGACTATTATCAAACTCATGATTATATAGTACAGGCTCGAAATGCTTTCTATCAAACGATACGAGGACTGCATAATTTAGCAAAATACAATCAACGTATTGAAATAAGAATCGTATTGCATAAGCAGACCATCCCAAGGTTAAGAGAAACTGCGAAATATATTTATAAGAACCTCCCATTTGCTGAGCATGTTGCATTTATGGGATTGGAACACATTGGTTACACGAAACACAATATGGAAAAGTTATGGATGGATCCTTCCGACTACATGAACGAATTATCTGACGCTGTAAATTATTTAGCAGTAAAAGGAATGAATGTTTCTATTTACAATTCGCAACTGTGCGTTCTTCCCAATGAATTATGGAAGTTTGCTCGAAAATCAATATCAGATTGGAAGAATGAATATTTACAAGAATGTAAAGTATGCAGTAAAAGAGAAGAATGCGGCGGTTTTTTTACGTGGAATTTAGTTCGGCACAGTGAAAAGGTAAAAGCGTTCATATAAATAGAATGTATAGGCACATTTATAATGGTAAGTTACCGTAAGCGACAAAGCTAACATTCATAGAAGCTGGTTGTGCCGAGAATTAAAATGAAAAATGCTAGATTGAAACAAATAAAAATGGACGCTCTTTCAGCTAGAGCGCTTTATCGAGATAGACTTTTCTATTTTAACTCTTTAAAAAATATTTATATGCTAATTTCTATTTGTGGATCGATTAGTTTTCTTGGTGCTCTATATATTGCTCATGGAACATATTTTCAAAATTCTATCGAATTCATTTCGACGATTCTTTCAATTATAACAATTTTATATGCAGTAATTACATTAATTTATAAGTATGACGACAATATCATTATATCTAAAAATGGAATAAGAAATAATACTTTTATTGCTTCCGAAGTGGATTCTGCGATTTCGACAAATAAAAAAGAAAGTGAACTGCAATGGTTTTATAGATATGTCTCTCAAATTGATACTGAAGATAACGATTTTTTCTCAGGTTTAAAAATTGTGCACAAACAGAAAGCCTACAGAGAAGCTTTAAAAGAAAGTACGATCGGGAATATTGAAAATTTATGCGCAAAGTGCAATCGTTCTCCTTGGGATTACGAAAAAGGGGATTGTCAACTTTGCGGAAACAAATCGAAAAAATAGGAGAATACAATGTCAGATATTACGGATAAATATGATGATTTGTTTGGTAAATTGAGTTTAAATGAACAAGTTAAACTCATGGAGCATATTCGTATGAAATTAAAACTTCAAAAATTCAATGAGGGAGTTAATACAGGTCCATCTTTCGAAAAAAATTTCAGTAAGGGATTGAATGCTGGTCCGTATAATAATCAGTCAAATTCAACAAAAAAATGTCCAACTTGTGGTAAGTCTTTTTAATTTTCAGTTAGACCGCATAACTTCGATATGCTAATCCGCTTGCGACTCACTCCATCCTACGAAATATTGCTTTGTCGCGGAGGTTTGCGAGACAAAGATTAGGACACTATCCAACTCTTCGCGCAAAAGAAATGATAATTAACGTGAGTAAGACGTAAGGAGGAAAAAAGAGAAAGCTCTTGTACTGAAAAGCGCCAGATCACACAATTGAACCAAATTTCCAGCTAAAAGAGAGTAAAATATGGATCTGACAGAGATGTTTTGTGCAATAGACTAGACGATTATTGTACAAAATAAAAAATAAACTGGAACGTGAAAATATTGAGTCCGGTGGTTCCTTTGTAAAATAACTGAATATTTGTATAACATAAATCTGTAGTATTTTATAAATATAAATTATGATTTCTTCTGATATTTTGGTTGCCTTATGTTTGAATCTTTGTTCCGAAATAATAATGCCTGTTGATAAAAAACAGTTTTCAACAAAAATTATTCCAGTGAGGTTTTAAAAACAAGACAAGAAAATGGGTTTAAATTGACGGAATAATTTCTTTGGAAAGAAACTTTTTTTAATTAATTTTTAATATTTAAAATTATTTGCTCTATCTCTTGCCCATATGGATCATCGGGCCCATTAGAATATAGGACATCTGTGTCTGTGCTGATATTGTCTCGAGAATTTCTCCCAAGATGGGCTTCGCTTTAGAAATTTTCTTCTAATTGAATTGCCTTATTTAATTTTTAAACCAGCTGAGAATGTGCGTGTCTTAAAGAGGAACGCGTAATTAAAGATAATCCACGATTTATGTATAGATACCCTAACAATATATATTCTTCTTCCTTTGTTCGAATTATTGTTTTAATTTTTTAAAAACACGAAACGCATATTAGCACTACTGTAATAAGCTTTAATTTGTAAAAATAATTCTAATATAATCTAATTGTCCCCTATTTGAACATCATATTTCAATGCTTCAATTTCAACCTGATTCCAAGTAGTGAAGATTTTTGAAGTATCAACTCCGTCTTCCTGAAGTTCGTTTAAAAATACCCCAATCGCAAATTGGGGTTGACCAACGAATAAAGCAAATAAACCAACAAAAAAACTTTTAAAGGTGGATGATTCTTTTTCTTTCATTTGGTGAATAATATTTTCCCAAGCCTGGACATGTTCTAAAAATGCGTATCTAAAATTCCTTGGACAATTATCCGTATTAATATTTCGTAATGATTTAACATATTTTGAAAGCGCATCAATTTTAGTAGCACCAGCCTTAATTTCCTTTTGTGATTCAAGGAAATAATGTTTATCTTTATCAAGAACCCTTTGTATTGACCCAGCATCTGTTAAATTTCCAAGTGAAATACAAGAAAAAATACTTAAAGAAATAAATGTGATAATAACTTTGGGTATGATACTCATAAGTGATATTTTTCTACCGAAGTCTCGCGTTTAAACAGTTACAGCTCAAATGTAGGATACTACTTGTCATAAGCTTGTTTCAAAAAATAAAACCTATTTAAAAAAGCCCATTAGACACAATTATCGAAGAATCTTATATTTTTGTAAAATTGAAAGTTAATTTTAAATACTTTTTTTGATGTCCAAGTCGTAAATACAAATTTAATATTTATTTCAATAAATATATTCTTAAACTCTGATATAATGACAATTGGCAGTTTGTATTTACAAATATATTAATCAAAGTTAAATTTTTATTTGTTATATAACAAAAATTTATAATATAGAAAATATTTTGTATAAAATAAACTTCAAGTTATATACTGAAAGGCTTGGCAAAATTAACGTATTAATTAAATTCTTAAAATACTAATCATAAATTAATATTATGACAATAACCACTTCGTAAAAAAACCTAAAACCCCTACTCTCAATCAACAAAAAGAAAAATAATCAAAGCAAGTAACCCAAAAAAACACCAACCTACTATACTACCGAACGTAGTATATAAGAGGATGAGTTTCAATATTTGTAAAGTAAACATAAGGATGTTTTGATTAGGAAGATAAGGCTATATCCGAAAATAGATATCCTTCATTTTCTTTCTTAGCCTTAGAGATTCTAGATTTAGAAAGATCAAAATAGCCTTTGTCTTTTTCAATCCCTATAAACCTCCTATTAGACTTAACGCAAGCAACACCTGTTGTACCCGAACCCATACAGTGGTCTAAAACCGTATCGAATTCATTTGTATAAGAAAGGATAAGAAAGTTTAGTAAAGAAAGAGGTTTTTGAGTCGGGTGCATTCCTTTATTTGAATCGCTTGGAAAACAAAGAACGGAATCGGGATACCTAGTACCTTCATCTAAATATTGATAGCTTAAAGTTTTCTTACCACTGATATTAATAAATTTAGTCGTTTGAAGTGAGCTTTTACCCTTTACTTGGAACTTTGGATCGATACAATATTTTTGAAGGTTGTAAGTAGGAAGTCTTTTGTAAAAAACGAGTATATTTTCGTGGGAACGATTCGGCATAATTTTAGCAGACATAAAACCCGTAGCTTTAGTCTTGTACCAAATGAGTTCGTATCTAAAAAGTTTCGGATTACTTTGAATGATTTGAGTCGTAAATGGTTGATTTCCTGTAAAAATAACAACTCCGTTATCTATTAGAATTCGATTGTATTCCTTCCAAAGATTTTCTAAAGATAAAACTTTGTCCCATTTACAATCGGTCTTACCATACGGAAGGTCCGAAAAAATCAAATGAACCGATTTGTCTTTTATTTTAGGAAGGACTTTAAAACAGTCCCTGTTATAGAGTCGAATATCCAATTTAAAAAGAAATCCCGATTAGAAAACCGATACACAGAGAAATTAAAATCGTGGAAACAGTGACTTTTAACTTCTGGAAAAAACTAGGAGAGTAAGTGACTTCCTCGAAATCACGACAAAAAAACTCAGACCAACAGATTCTTTTTTTTAGACGTAAATACTCCCCTTCCCTTTCTTTTGAAAGAATGGTAACTGTCGCTTGGGAGGATTCAATTTTTTGCCAAGTTGCATGCAGTTTCTCTAAACATAAAAACCAAGAAGGTCCTTTGAGTTCGGAACAACCCGTATCACGAGAAGAATTGAAATTCGACTCAAGTGGAATACTACCAAAAGAAGCACAATTAGAAAATAGAAATAGAATATAAAGAAAAAGAAAAAGAAAACGTTTCATTTCTTTCTACTTTCCTTTTTTTTCAGAATCTAAAAAATCACAGGTGTTTTGAA